TGATTCTCTTTTCTTCTCTTTTCTTCTCTTTTCTTCTTCTTTTCTTCTTCTTTTCTTCTTCTTTTCTTTATTCTTTATTTTAAACAGCTTTTTAAAAATACACCGAGTGCAAATCACCACCTCACTTCTGTAAGTACTTCACCTACATTTTTTACGCAGCAATTTTTTTAACTTGCAAATACCCATTTCGGACCTGCTGCTTAATCCTATAAATATTAGTATGCTTGCTACGCTTACACTTACCACAGTTCAATTATACTTCTTATTAGGTACAGCGTGGGGTGCTGGTTACAATACTTCTAGCATGGATAGGTTCGAAGTTGTAAATTTTTTGCGCACAATTTTTTTACTTGCGCAATATGAGTTCTACTAGTTCTACTAGTTCTACTAGTGCAGTACTACGCTTTAGTGTAATATCAAACTCTGTGTACAGCTGAATACTTGCATAGTTTTATTTAACCTCGCACCACAGTGAGTCGCAGACGATAGTCAAGCGAGCTGTCAGACTGCTGGGCAGTCTGTTATAAATATCTATATGATCTACACATGGTTAGTTACTGTTGAGCGCAAGGATACAGATGCTTTTAAGTATGCACGATTGGGCAAGGTACAGCACACTAGAGTAGAGTTAAGCTATATGGGATTCAAGTTGTACACACTAGAAGACTACTATACGTTTATAGCTGCTCATCATCGTGAGTCAATGATCACACTAGCACAGCTTCAATTGGATTATATAAGATGTATGCACTACGATTCAACTACAAAGATAGTCTAGAACCTATACTCTGTGACACTCACACGTTCACGGCTGGGGTGACACTGTACATACGTGGCATACACACTGTACAGTTGGACAGCTCTACACTAGAGTTTGAGTCAGCTAGTCAGCGTACCTATGCTGTACTGTTGTTGAGTGCAAGCACAGTGTATACGGTTAGTGTAGTTGAGGCATAGTGCATAAAGACTCATCTTTTGTTCTACCGTTGTTTAACGCCGAAAGCAACACGGCGGAATGTGCTTGTACGCATGGTTGAGTAGTTTCTTTTTATGCACTAGCACAGTGTACACGTATAGCGGCTAGTGAATATATGCGTAGTTTAAGATGTAAAAAATCTGCGTTCAACGCTTCGCGCAAGAATAATCTTGCGTTGGCGCTTCGCGCTTGTGTTCTTAATCTGTGTTGATGTTGTTGATAAACTGTTTGAGCAGGGTGCTATTGGTCTCACCGCGCACCTTTGGAGCGTTGGCACCGTCAGCCGGATCTTCTTTTGCAGTGCTGTTGCGCTTGAGTGCATTTACAATTGCATTGCCACTACTGGTATTTGAATAGTTGTTCTCACCTTCGTCGTCTTGATCACAGTCAATAATACGCAGTGTGTCTACATCAAAGCCTAGATCAATTTTTTGTCCTACACCTGAACTGTTACGTGTCTTCATCAGCTGTAGCTGATAGCGACTACGCTCACGCATTGCACGACTTGTAAAGATACCAAACACGTTGTCTGCTGTTTGAATCTTACTAAGTCCACCTGAGATATGACTGTGATCGAATTCAATTTCTTCTACAGCTCCACGATTCAACTGTGCTGCTGTAACAAACACTGTCTTCAATTCCATTGCTAGGTTACGCAGTTCTTCTGATACATACTTGTCTTTGATGTACAAGTTCTCTGCGCTTACTTTCATACTTGCAGGCATCAACAAATCCAAATAGTCCAACAACAGTACATCAACATGTCGGCTGGTCTTAATCTCGTATTCTTTGATATAGCTGCGAATATCGTTTGCAGTCTTACCTGAAGGCATGTACTTGACCTGTATAGCACCGCTCTTCTTGCCGATCATTTTTACTTTAAGTTCAACGTCGTCAATCTGTTTAAAGATCTCACGTGTGCTAATACCAGTTAACATACTGTCGATACGCATACTCACTAGACTCTCTGCAAGCTCTAGTGTTATGTACAACACATTCATGCCCTTCAATGCCATGTTAACACCGATGTTGGCTAAGAACAAACTCTTACCTGCACCTGATCCACCTGCAAAGATGTTAAGCTCGCCTCTGTTGAAGCCACCAAACAATTTCTTGTCCATAGCAGCCCAACCAGTGCTCACCTGTCCGTTTGTATCTTTAATCGCTTCAAGTCGTTTGCGTGGATCAGCAAAGTAGTCTGTACCTAAATCTTTTTGCAATCCAATCTGTACTGCCTTCTTAACTAGATCCTCAACTGGACCATATTCGCCCTTCTCCAGTAAGTCGGCACTCTTAAGGATAGCTGCTTCAAGTGCTTTGTGTCTTGAGAATGTTTCAAACTCTGCCAGCAGCCAATCATAATGATTCTCTTGCAACATCCCTGGATTTTTTAAATCAGTATTAGTTGCTGCATTGATCATTTCAAATGTAGGCAGCGCATTATGATCAGTTACGTAATCATTAAGAAACTTTGCTGCTGGAGCAAGCCTACGATCAAATGCATCTGGATCAAATACAGCTTGGCAGCGTACGAAGCTCTCTGCATCAGTAAGCATCATTTCAAGATATACTCGTTGTATATCATAACCATAGTTTGTGTTTTGTCTAGTTGCCATATTACTATTATACTGCCGTATGCCAGGTGTTGTCAAGAATTATTTTTTGTTTTGTTTGTGCTAGCACTGCGCCTACGCAACTACCAGGGTCACCTGGGTTCTGCGGAACATGTATACTATTCCACATAGGCTGAATCTTATCAACTGCTTGCCGATTCAGTGCGCCACCGCCTGCTGTTCTTTATATTCAGTGTAGGGCCATGTGATGAATGCCCAAATCTTTTTTAAGTAAACCATTTCTTTGCTCTCAATCTAATTTTAAGTGGGCTAGTTTCAGCAGCACTAGCAATGCTGTATAATGTATATAGTCTGCCGTACTTAGCCACAGCGTCACCGATATCGTTAATGTCAGCATCCCATTCCGGTAAGCTAACACCCCATCCGCGTTCGATAGCAGCTTCAATTAGTTTGCTACCTGCCTTGTCTCTGTCTGGTACAACATAAATGTCTTTAGCTAGTCTATTAATTAGCAGTGCTTGTTGATCGCCAATTTCACTTCCGGTTAGCGCACATCCGTCTATGTGAATAGCGTCTACTTGGCCTTCGCATACAATAGCAAACACCTTGTTATGACCTTGCTCGTCTAGTCCGTATACGTACCCGGGCTGTGTTTCTGTAAGGTATTTGGGCTGTTTGTCTGCTATAATAGTTCTAGCAGACCATCCTACAATACGTTTCTCGTAGTAGAACGGAATGATCAGTCTGTCACGATAGCCCAAGCTAGGACTCCAATAGTAATCTGTATCATCTAAGTTTAAGTTGCGTGCAGCCATGTATTCTAAGATAGCCATACTAAATTTATTAAACTCAGTAATATCTGATACCTTAACAGCATCGGGCGGTAATGGTACAGTTTCAAATGTAGGAATATCAATCTTACGTTGCTTTACTTCTACACCTTCATTGATGCGCATTACATCTAGTGTTAGCTTGTTGATTGCATCATCAGGTGCACCTAACCAAACAAGTAGCCGACGCAGTCCTTTGCTAACACCGCGCCCGGGTTGCCAGCTGGCTTTGAATCCACAGTTAAAGCAATGGAAGCTAACAGTATCACCTTCTGAGATAAGTCCGCCGCGACCTCTAGTGTCAGCAGTGTTGCCGTTGTGATGACAGCAGGGCGCATTTCTTGACATCCAACCGCTTGGTGTAGTTTTTACTTTACTACCTTGTGTATAATATGCAATTAATACATCCGAAACTATTGACATTTAATCCTCAATTATCCGCACTTGCCATCCATCTTTTGACGGCTTGTTATTTCTAATAGTATTATACAGTTTATAATAAGGATAATTATTATCCTTGCACCATCCTCTAAATGATTTTACAACTTCTGTATGACCGTCTGGAAATGTTACTTCATATGTTTTTGACTTTTTAAGCCAGGCAAGTGTGTTGTTATAATGTCAGAAACAATACTCATGCTATTATTATAGCATTAATGTATCCATGTGTCAATCAGTTTTGGAGTATTTTTTTACCAGAAAATGTATTAAAGCCTTGGCCTTCGTACTTGTCGTTTCCTGCTAGATGCACAAGGATCTTCTTTACAACTGGATTAGTAAAGACTCCTCTAAATTTTCCGCCAGCAAGATCTCTAACTTGATATCCTCTACGCTCGTGCAGTATAGCAAACCAAAAACCGTCCCAGCTCTTAGGAAGTTCAAATATTTCGCCAGTGTCGTATGCACTAGTAATATGTTCTTTTAGGTCACCTATTTGTTCATGATGCTTGTTGAATATAAGTAATCCAGTTTCATAGTGTGCCATACCTTTTAGTCTTTCAAAGTGTACACTAAACAAACATTTTTCTGATAATGATTCTAATGCCCCTGGATGGACATTGTTTATAGTATAAGTGTCTCCGTCTAAGTATATAAGATAATCGTGATTGCTGTGTAATGCATGTTCGATTGCATAAACTTTATGACACCACTTTACTGTCTTTTCTATTTTATGAATTAACTTTTTGTTAGTTTCTGATTCAAGACTAATGTTACAATTTTTTTTAAATGCAAGTAACTTTGGACTTACGTCATTTAGATTAATTATTTCAATCCTTGGATCGTCAACTACTAAATTATGCTCAGCATATATTCGTAATGTGTATCCACTAGCTGGCCAATACTGTTGCCAAGTCTCAATTAATTTTTTCCCATACAAGTAGTAACCGTCTTCTGAAAACGTAGTTATAACTAGAGTAGACATTTAATTCCTTATTAAAATTTTTGTTATTTTATCTGCAGGATCTGCTGATGCTTGGAATCTTACAAAACTAAACACTCCGTTAAAGTTTACAGGTGTAGGTTCTGTTTCAGTTCCGACAAGTGTTATAGTTGTAATGTCTGTCCAAACTGTTGTGCCGGTAACTTGATTTTCTAACGTAGCTTGGACAACTACATTACCAATATAACTGTCAGTGTATACTACAGCAGTATGTAATGCATCGTTGCCGTTTATACCTGGCTGTGCGTTAGTTGATTCGCTATTCCATACACTATTATCTTCAGTAAAAGTAATAATGCTAGTTGCGGCTGCGGGCCCTGGAAATGCTGTTTCACTTACATAGATCGTTCCGTTCATTCCAAAATTAGTATTTGAATAAGTTAACACTGGAACATTAGTGGTGTTGTCTATAAGGTGTACGTTGTAAGAAAGATATTGTTGATCAATGTTTAATAGATCGTTGTCAGTAACTGTAACTTTGAATAGTCCTCTAGTAGGAGCGCTATCGTCGCCGGTAATAAGTTCGCCGTTGTGTTCAATTACTAATAATCTATTTTCATCAAACGCTTGGAACTTGGGTGTATAGTTTGTAATGTCAATTGGCTTTTGATCAGCATTGAGTATTTTAAAATCAAGCACATTGTCAATGCCTCTATATACGTTTATATGTCTTTGATACACTGGTCTGTACTCCGTAATGAATCCTGCGTCATTAGTAATAATGGTCGTTCTGTTATTGACTAAATATCTAGGTGTTAATTGCATCTAGTATTTATCGAGAAATATGTTATTAAAAGATATTGAAAACAACTTCCCCTTTATCAGCGTAGTCACTTATGGTGGCAACGAGTACGTCGGCATCATTGCAAATCAAGATGCATATATAACCAGCATGTATATATTCACCTCGTTAAAGACTAACTTAGAGAAGGAAGCATTTTTAGAAATGGGCAATGTTTGGTGGTGGGAGTCAAATAGGATGCTGCCTATAAACATTTTCCTAATAAAAGAAATGCAGGCATTTAGTTATGCAATGATGACTATGAACAGCAAGGATGTTAGAGTAACAATAGGACCGTGTGTTAATCTAAACGATCTAAATTTTAAACGTATCAAACGTAAAAGTGTACAGCTGATACGCAAAGTTAGGTAGACAACTGTTCGCATATTAAATTCATGTGTACAACACAAGCTGCTGCGTAGGCAATACCGTGGGCCTTCTTAAAGTAATACTCGCCGTTGGTCGGCTTAGTCCAAACTCCCTGCATTATCTTTCCCCAGCTTTCGTTCGCTAGATGTCTCTTGGCTGGACGAATGATCGCCAGCGTCGCTGCTAACTGTGATACCGATGTAGGTTTCAATTGCTTCAATAGTGCGCCGTGGCCGTTCAGATGAAATACTTTTTCGCTGAAGTCCTCGTGCTCCAATAGTTGCCATAGTGGTTCCTTCTCCATTAATTCTGTTAAATGTGTTTCGTCTCTAACATCTTTATAGATGCTGACGTTTAGAAAGTCTAGTTTAAAGTAGCCACGTTCTTCAGCAGTCTTGTAGTCAACGGTGGCTAAGTTGTCTACAGGGTTGTGTGGAATTTCAGTTGCATAGACTCCTGTGTTATGCTTCTTGTCTGAGTCAAGTTTAGCAACACGGTGCTTGAGTTGTGCAAGCACAATTGTTCTGTCAGCAAAGTCTATATCAATATCCATTTACGCCTCCTTGCACTTTGCGCCGTGCCAACGCAAATAATTTTGTTTTGTTATTTGCTTTCCGCAATGCTCGCAAATCAGGCATTATAGTTTACCTTGTTCTCTTAGTTGTGCTCTAATTTGTGTAGCACTTATATTATGTATCTCTTCGCCTAGGTCATGTTGCGTAAATGTATATCCTACGCCACGACCATAACTAATATCTACAATGTTTGGTACTTGCATTATAACATATTCGTTGTTATATGTAAAGCCCTCATTAAACAATGCAGCAATAATATTATTCTTTACAGTTTCAAATTCAAAAGGATTGTCGTCTTGTTTTGTTGCAGTTCTATCAGCGCCAGCGTCAGTTCCAACAATGCCGCCAACATCACGAATTTGAATACAAACTTGTCCAGTCTCTAGCAATGCTTTTTTAAATAGTGCAGTGTGGCCAGGATGCCAAGGTTGCCATCTTCCTAGCATCTGTGTTGTAGGTTTTTTATAATCAAACATTTTGTCCCCAAGTTATTTTATTCCAAATTCTTTCATGAGCATAATATAACAAGGTATTTGCAACAAGCTGAATTAATGCAATAGATCCCGCTGCGGTAATATTTCCTAATATCAAATATGAAATTACAAACGTTGCGCCGCTTCCTGTGAACCTCCAAGTAATTGTTTTAGTAAGGCTTCGTTTATTTGAGTCCATTGTGTTTCATGTAAGAAGTTATAACTTGCATAAGTTGTAGGTGTGTGTCATTAAACCATTTAGCAACATGATAATTAAAGTTGTCAGGTTTCTCAAACATCTTGTTAGTGTCTTCAAATCTACCTGCTTTAATTGTGTCCATCCAAACTGTAAAGTCTGGATTAAACTCCGCTCGAGCTGCTTCTGTAGGACAAACAAAGTCTGCAATAGCAATCTTGCCTGCCTTAACAACACCGTCTGCTAAGAATTTCATACGCATTGCTTGCCGCATTCGACCTTCAGGAGTAAAGTCCCAGTCGTCGTATTCTTTGCGTACTGCATCTGCATTAAGCCATATGCCGCCTACTAGTTTAGCAAACGGTTCTGCTAGTGTACTCTTACCGCTTCCGGGCAATCCAAATATTAAAATTTTCACAAATTACTTTCCTTAGCTACATCTTTAACAAGTTGTACATCAGTGGGTTGTTTCTTAAATCGCATAGCCCAATGCTGCGGATCAACAATATTATATATCATACTTAATTGTTCGTCATTAAACTTACCTAATAATTCTTTTCCGCTCTTACAATTAAGAACCAACCACGGACTAATCTTTCCGTCTCTAATATTCCACACTGCCTTGTTCAAACTTACATAGTTAAAATAATGATTCCACACGCTGTTGTTTTCAGTAGCCCATTCAACCATAGTATTAACGCTGCGCTCTAGGGCAGTTTCAACACCTTCTTTTTTAATTAGCTCAACTGCATATGCTTCATACATTTCTTCTCTGCACCATTGGTCAAGTTTAACCCCTGACGTTACTACATAATTGATATACTTCTCAGGATATAACGGTTTTACATTTGATACAAAACTACCAAACTTTACAAATGCATTATAGTAACTGCTCTTGCAAAACTCTTCGTATGTTTTATCTTTCTTTGACCCAGCACTTAATTTATAGAATTGATTAAATGCAATGTAACCTAACTGTACTCGCTTCTCGCCCTTTTGTAAAGCTCTACGTTTTTGCTCACACATATGTACTATGAGAGTTTTCTCACGGCTATATCCTGTTCTGCAATATTCGCAAACGTATGGTTTCTCAGAGCTTGATATCAATGTCGTAATCTTCTGCGAGTTGTTTAAGTTCTTTTTTTGTAGATATTCCAGCAAGTTGTTCTACCTCTTTCATTTTCATATTAGGATATACTTGAGATAACAATTTAATTGCTGCGTTGTTACCGGCTTCTTTTTTCTTAAAGCCAATATAAGGATGGTATTCGATCTTACCTGTTGCTCCACTTGCACACAATAGCTGCCACATTAGATGTTGATGTCCGTTCTCTTTGCCAACGCCAATGTCGTTAAAGTGTTTGTTATAATATTCATTAGTTTTAAACACAGCAAGCTCTTGTGCTTCTCTATTACCTTGTACAGCACTTACATATCTGTTTAGCAACCAAAAGCTAACTTGCTTCTTTTCTTCATCAGACAATTCTTTCCAAACGCTTTTTGCGTTCATGTCAACTGCTGCAAGTATGTCTTTAGTTGGAAGTTTCTTATCACTCATGTTTATATTTTACACTAATTAATTAAATTTGTCAAATGAATACCAAACAATATCATCAATTACTTTTTCAAAATCTTTGTAGTATTAGGCAATGCTTGCCCGTAAGTATTACTACAACCAAATGCAACTAATCTCATTTGTTTTCCTTCACTGTATAATAAGTTACTACCAACTTATCTAATAGTTTTTTTATAGTTGGATATGTTAAACTTAGTTCGCACAGCTCTTGCCATTCTTGATAACACAACAGATCGCCCTGTGCTCTTGCAATACCAGCAGGGTCACCGCCGATGATCCAACGGGGAATTTTATTGTGAGGAGCATCTCGATAACGAGCATACACAACGTTGTCGTTCCGCTCATATATCAATGCTTCACCGGGGATCATCCTAGCCAACTGCTGTTCCTGATGAGCGTCGCTTGATGTCATTGTGATTAAACTCTGCCCAATACAACTCAAATGCTACTCCGTCTTCAACACCTTCGAACTGATGAATCTTACCTGGTTTAACTTGTGTAAAGTCGCCTGCTTCAAGAATAGTTTCATCAATTAATCCTTGATCGTTGTGCCAAACACGCACAATCATCTTGCCCGACTCTACAAAGAACCCGTTCCATTTAAATTCGTGTTCATGCTCTGAACATTTATATCCTGCTTTGAACTTGATACGATGAAACTCTAGTACACCGTTAGCGTGAATCATCTCTGTTGATCCCCAAATTTTTCCTGATTTAATACTCATATTGTTTCCTTACATTAGCATAGTAAAATCTATTGTTTCACTTTGTCTACTGATATCTTTTACAAAAAATGCACACAATGGATTCTTGCCATCCGTAATAGGAACACTTAGTAGTTGTCCGTTTTTCATTTTAGGAAAGTACCACTTTACATCATTGTAAAAATTTACAACTTTTAATGTACCAAAGTCAAATTTGAAACTTTTTAAAGGATTAAAAAGAAATACTTCAAACCCTCTATCATTAATACTAGTTAGTGGCAGTACTTCTAAGTCGTTACCACTTTGAGAATCGCCTACTGCAATATGCCAATCGACTGGCATCATTACTTCGTGTCCGTTAATTTCTAATACAATAGCAGGAGCGCTAAATGATTCTAGAAAGATAAGTGGTACAAAAAAGAAATCTGGATCTTTAGGATCACTATTGTCTAATACACTAAAGCGTACATCTTCGTCGAGCTCATCAGGAAGATTGTTAAGCATAAAGCATTCGTTATCTAATGTTAATATTTTCATTTAATTCCAATCCACTTTTTCAATTGTAAATGGGTACTGTGCTTCGGCATAAAACTTCTTACGCTGAGTCAAGTGCCGCTTCGCAAACTTGCACGTTGAAGTCAAGTCCCATATTTGTACGAAGTCTTTGTCTTTTGCTTTTCTTACACCCCGGCCAATGCTCTGGATAACTCTAACAAAACTTTTGCCAGGTTCAAGAAGAACAAGATTAAAGATCCGCGGTATATTAAGTCCAACAGCCGCAACACCATAGGTTGCAATAATAACCTCGTTAGTGCCTTCACGGATAGTGTCATACGTTTCTTTTCTATCTTTAACTTTAACTGCGCCACTTACAAAAGTGCTGCCAGGCATAAGTTTCTGTAGTTCTTGACCTGCACTAATCCGATCTACCAAAATAAGTGTGTTACCAGTCTGTGATACCTTGTTCATCATCTTACCAATGTATGCTAGTCTTGCAGTATCAGTTGTTAGATATTTTAATTCTGATTGATAATCAGTGTGTACCACAACATCAATTAACTGACATACATTAACATGGCATTCTGATAGTACGCCTTTGTCTTGTAATGACTTTGCACTGATACTTCCAATCACCGGACCAAGACTAGCATGAATGCTTTCAAACTCAAACTTCTCTTTAGGTACAGTGCCAGTTAGTCCCCAACGAATCGGAGCGTTGCGCAAGTTACGTGTAAGCAAGTTTTTAAGAACTTCTGCTTTAGCTTGGTGACAATTTGCAACAACAGCATCATTTGCAACATAATTATGATCATTTTTAATGTGTAAATTGTAAACCTCTGGTAGGTTACTAATTACTGTTTTCTTAACTAGTTTCATATAATTTCCTAATTTTATTTTTTGTATTATCGTCAAAGTTGTCTAAGTTAGTAGGAGGCTTTTTGTTAATAAAATATTCTTTATTTGCTATTATAACAGCATATCCATTAGTTGTACTCCATTCTTTTGCAGCATTAATCTTTGCTTTAGTTTTTTCGTCATACATTAGTTCTTCTGGCTTTACTTCTATTAATGTCTTTGTATCATGATTTACAAAGTCAACAATGTAAATGTGTTCTTTATTATTATAAACGTAAGGAATTCTGATAGTTTCGTATTCTGCATCTTTATCAAAGTATTGGTATAATGCTTCCCAAGAACTTCTATATTTTTTATTTTTATAAAATGTATCCCAATGCGTATTTCTATTATTTGAGTTAGGAGTAAAAGTACCGTTTAATATTTTTTCTTTCATGATATTACTACGATGAAGTTTGTCTTCGGCTGACATAATTGTTCCATACATGCCATTTTTTGAACCAGTGTTGGCTGCACTAATCTTTTCTTTAGTTTCGGCTAGCATTGTGTATGCATACGGATAGTCGCCTTTTGTTCCTTTGTTCCATGGTATTCCTGTATTTAAATTGTGTTTTATTATTTCTTTATGCATCAACTGGCAATTAATTCCACCTTGCTTTGAGGTAACACTTCTTGCTTGTTTTTCTGCTGCAATACGAGTAGATTTGTGTATACTATAAATATCATCAAAATTTTGTCTCCAACAATTGTGTCCAGTTAATACTCTTTTCTTACACAATCGAACATCTTGCTCCGAAGTTAATGATAATCCGTTTGATAATTCAATTTCTTTTCCTGTTATCTTAACTGCATATACAGTTTGATTAGCTGTAGACAATAAACTATTAAACTTATTAATATCAAATTTTTTCGCCATAAATACCTCTCCGTTAGCTATATGTATTTATGTCTACAATTTCTAAATCTTCAGTTAATGCATCTGCTCTAACCCATCCATGATTAGTTAAAAATTTATGGTTTGCGGTGACTTGTATTATTACCCCATTATTAAACTCTAGTTCTAGCATTTTTTCACTATTGCTGTGAGATAAATTTTTATGAACTCTAACAACTGTATCTTCTTTGTATTGCTGTGTTTTTTCACAAAGATTTATTACTTTGTCGCCGGGGATTAAGTCCTTGATGGCAATTTTACCTAACGGAGTAGTAACTAATGTGTCGCCTGCAAGGCATTCATCAACAATAACAGCGGTTACACCTTCAAGGAACTCTGCAAGACTTAACACTGCGCTGCCGTCCTTGTTCTTCTTGTCAAGAATATTCAAACTCTGCCAAGTGCAAATAGTGTGAGTCTTACCTAGCATCTTTCTGTCGCCGAAGTACACTCCAACGTCAAGTCCGCAATTAATATAGTCTTCTTCAGTTTGTTCAACAAGTGATTTATTTGGAACAATGATTAGGCTACGTCCATAGGGCTCTACCATGTGCGACAATGTTGCTGTCGTAATCGTCTTACCTGCACCAGTAGCAATCTGTTGCAAGCTCTGTGGGTTAGCAAGGAAATTATTAATTGCTTCGACTTGATAGTCACGCAGAATAATTTCTGTACCTGCTACTGGATGTCCTTCTGGCCAACATACGCCTTGGTCTGCCCAGTAACGTTCGGTTACTGGTACAAAGTTTAATTTAATAGGGTGTCTGTTATCTTGGATGTCTACGATTTCTACATTGTTCTTTTGTAGAATATCACAAACAACGTCAAGATGATTAACGTAACCACTGCCGCCGATACCAAAGAACGCAACCTTGCCATCCCATCGTCCAAGTTTGTACTGAGGCATGTGCTTTGCATATGGCACTTCAAACTTTAATGCGTTTGCAATTTTACGTCGAACGTCTACCTCTAAGCCTTCTAGCTTAATGTTGACTTCGTCTTCAATAATTAATCTGCAACTTGCCATTAAATTTTCTCTATTACTTGTGGTGTACTGTATTTTTTAAACGGACTAATATCAGTGTCATAATGAATAACTAAATCTAATTCTTGTAAATATGTATCCATCTTAGTAGAACGAATACTCCCCATTAGTATAGCTGCCTGAGGACGCCAACTAGATTTTAGTAATGTCTTTGACATCTTATTAATATTAGTATACACTATTTTAGAATTAATTGCAAGAGGATTGTTCAGATTATTGTCTTTAATATATTGATTAAATTCAATATTTTCTGCAACATCATTTTCTTTTCTGTAGAGTGTACAGAAGTCATTGTTGCCAAAAATATTTCTAAAACTATAATGCACTGTTTGTAAACTACTAAAATCATTGCCGTCATTCAAACAAACCAATAAAGGATATCTATTAAGTTCTAGTAGAGACTCTGCTACTCTATCAAATGTATGTTCAGTATTGTTAACTAATATAAGCGGGCGTGTTCTTTTTACAATTTTTTGACTAAGTGTTGTTAGTTTATTAATGCTGCTATTTAAATCACCTTCGTCAAAATGTTTAATACCAAATAGTTGGCTTCTATCTTTATACAGTGCTAGATTATCAACATCAGGATTTCCGACAGACGATATCATATAATCTATTGCTTTAGTGTGTAAGTTTTGTAATTTAAGTCCGTATATACCGGGAATATAATTGTTTTTGTTGTTATGCATCATTTCCAATAAATTGTATCTTTCTTGTAGTTCTAACTCTATTTCAAAACTTTTATCTTTTAATTCATTTATTACTTTATGTAGATTAATTTCGGTAAAAATAAAATAATGTATTTTTTCAACGGTGTTATATAGTCCTCTTTCTTCTATGTTAGAAAGAACTTCTATCGCTGATATTAATTTTTTATTGAATGTAAATCGAACACCGATATATAATTGATCTTTAATTAAGGCTGTGCGAATCCATCGAGCCCTATCGATATGCCTAATAGGTATACGAGTATTTTTGATTGCTTCGTGTATTGGATATTCTAATGCTGTAAATTGATCAGCATAGGATAGTAGTTTTTCTTTTACTACTTCATACTGTCTATCAGTTAACCCGACTCCTTTATGCACTTGTCGTGCAATACTATTGAGTATGGTAAAATCACTAGGCTGGATTGTGAAGGTTTCATTACTGTCAAACCCAGTTAATAATTCAAGATATGATTCAATTGTTTTCTCAGTCATACTAGTAGTATAACGTATTACAGCTTATCTGTCAAGTGGTTAAGTGGAATGCCTTGTGATATTTCTTGCACTGTCCATTCAGTATGTGCATAGTCATTAAGCCACTGTTGCCTATCTGGCATTAACGGTGCTTCTATATCGTGCATGAAGTCTATGTCATTACCTACGTCATACGCCAACGAGCTGGCGCCTACAAACGCTGGAATGCCGTTACGTATACTATGTATGCCCGGATTGCTAGAGTAGCTTACAATCGCGTGTATGTTATTAAAACGCATGTCGTAGTCGTCATATGTGCCGTTTAACTTCATAGGATGTTGCCTACGTACATTTTTAAATTCATGTTCAATGTTAGGCAAGAGACAACGAGGATGGGGCCGGAATAGTATAGGACGATCGCTATGCTTTCGAATTTCTTTTATAGTGTTCATTATCCACTTACTCATAGTTGGCATATTTTGCCATTGCAAGCTCTTGTCATGCTGCCCGCAGATAAGAACAAACTCTCCGCCTGTGCTCCAAGGCTTTAACGACAGGCCCAATAGACGATGGCGATCATTGTTATTATTAGTGGGCCCAAAGTAAGCATCTCTATTAATCCCATTTAGACCTACCTTCCATGTTGTTCCACGCTGTATGCCGCCAACTTCTAAAACTATAGTTGGCTTAGCGTTAGTAGAGTTTTTCTCCCAGATAGCTTTGTTAGCAGCCATTCTTCCACTAAACAGTACGCTCCAAATAACATCAACGTCGGCGTTATTGCTATTATCGACGCAAGTAAACCCAAGGCTGTGACAGCCTTGCCTAAAAGCATTAAAGACAGGTTTACTGTTTAGTGCGCCGTATTGTGTCCAAAGACTAAACTTCATTCCAGTATGCTTCTGTTCTATTAACCATTATGTCTGAACGCTTTGATTTACCATCTTTCTTGCGCTCGCCTTTCATATGGTCCATGTATTTGCCTAGCTCAGTATTAATTAACGGATGTCCGCCGCCGCCACTTTTAGCTTCACTCATATACATTTGTGCAGAATAATCATAATCCGCATTAAACTGTTTAAACTGTTTCAACACTTCTCCAAAGATATAACTGTCATGCCATTCGGGTAATAAGAACATGCCTTTCTCAGCATCCTCATACATACGTTCAAATTCTTCTAAGAAACTATGACACACAGGATGATTCATATTCAGTCCGTAGAATCCACATTCTGGCCATGTCTGTGATCCTTTGCCTCTACCAACATACGTGATATATTTGTTTTCGGGTAATAAGTTTTTAAATGCAGCATAACTCCAGTTACTGTGAATATAACTATCTGCATCCATCCACACTATCCAGTTGCCTTCCCTTTTATTGCATGCATCAAACACTGCGTACACTTTGTTTGCAAAGCGAACTGCATCCCACTTGAATGCTTTTTTACTATCTTTGCGTTTGCTTCTAATTGGATCTGAACTTATATTGCCATTAGCTTTTGGAATGTCTTTCCAAGTTTCTTTAAACACATTTAATTTAAGTAAAGTTGCTTTTGCATCTTGTATTATAATCTGTCTAGGATCTGGATTTGCAGGTGTACAATCTTCTGCGTAGACAATTAGTTTGATATTTTTGTCAACTCGCTGTGCAAAGCTGTCTATAAATCGTTGCCCGTATGTTGTTAATCCTTCGTGATGGAACGTAGTTACTACTGTTATTGTCATATAAATTTTCTCATGTGATTCCAGCAACTGCCATCTTCTAGTTCACTAAACTTCCAATGAAACATGCTAATTCTTTCTAACCATTTTTGTCTGTCAAACTCTAAAGGTGTTTCTATTTTACTAAAATCTGTATTGCTAACTTCTGCGCACTGGCTATCAATAGGGTCAGTTAAGAAACAATGATATCCTTGAATGATAGGTCCGACGGCTGCACTACTGTTATGATTAATAACAGCCCACGCATTATTCAAGTCTTGTTGTAATGCAGTTCCGATATTACTTATAGTAACGTTTCTCATATATTGCAATACTCGCAATAGCGACTGTGTATAAGTACGCGCAGTTTTGTCTCCCGGATGTGTTCTTATCACTATTGGCCTATTAGTATATTTACGCAGCTGATTAATTATATTTACTGTCCATTGCTGCACGTCTGTACCTTTGAGACTCCATCCTTTATTTCGTTGTAATAATAACACAATATGTCGGCCGTTAGTTTTATAGTTCTTTAATTGTATTGTAGTATCTTTAGAAATTTGTTGCCATCTAGTCGGGTCAATCTCTGTATCGCAATATATCCCTGTAGTAGGAAATATTCCATTAAAACTATATCGTATATAACCGTGCGGGTTAGTTTTATCTTTATATAAAAAAAGATTAGCATCACCTGATACTACAGTTTGTGTATCTATTAATTGTTTTCTTAACTTTAAATGGGGGCTACTAATATCAGAATATACCCATCCCTGTATTATTGCTACGTCAGAAGGTTGGGCAATATCACTGTTACTAACTATTCCGTTATCGCCGCAAGCATTTACGCCTTGTATAAATTTTCTTAATATTTCAGGCTTTTGCAGATTAGAGTTCCTTGCCGGAACTGTTTTTAAATAACTAATTACTTTCATTTAATATACTCCACGCATAGCCTGTCCGAATTTCACGCGGAGTAAATTGACAGTAACTAAGGTGCGCTGCAAATGCAGTAACTTCATCTGCTGTCGGAATGTGCAAATTGTTAATTTGCTCTATTGCTGTATTACATAACATTCTAGCTGAATTTGGAGCAAGTGCTATGGCAGGTAATCCGTATAGTATTGCTTCAGTAGCAGCAATACTATTGTATGTTACTACACAATATGCGTTCTCCATAGCTTGTTGAATTGTATTAGTTGTTACCCGTTCAGTGCGACCTGGCTTTAGTCTAATCGTAATCGGTCTATTGGTGTATTTTTTAATTTCTGCAACTGTAAAAGTCATCCAAGAATCAAGATCATGTCCGTAAAATTTCATAACTTTTTCACTAGGAGGAACAACTAAAATGTGTTTTCCCGGTTTATGTTTTTTATAACGCCACTTTAGTATACTTAACCTATCAGTGTCTCTTTCAATTATCGGTCCTAAATTTTGTAAATTATTTTTAGTAATACGATGATAGTCTTTACGTGTTGAAGGTTGCAAATATCCAGTGTCAATTGCATAATAATCTATATTATTTTCTATGCAATACCGTAACGCTTTCTGGCTTCCGCCGCCAAGGCCTCTTATTACTAAGGTGTTGTTTGTGCCTTTTTGCAAGTCGAAGCTGCTAATCTTGCCGCCGGCTCCTATAATAAAATCTTGCAAATAAGAATCATATTCTAAGCCTTTTTTACTAAGATCAAAGTCATCTGCTGTTGGTGCGATCGCCGCCACTTTTATTCCCATATTTTCTTCCAATATCTGTCTTATTGTCTCTTTTGTTTTATATATTTCTTCATCAGGATCTATAAGATTGTGTAAGTAGGCAGCTAACAGTGTTTTAGTTTTCTTAGGTAATGTTAAATCATCTATTTCAAATGTTCTAGATTTTAAATTTTGTATTTCTTGAGTTAACTCATTTACTTTAGTTGCATACATCTTAGATTGCATTTGGTACCACTCAGATGAATATTCACAGTTTTTATAATTATCAAACCACGGGCCACCTTCAGTATAATGTAAAAACTTAGGTTTACCATCTGTAGGTTCTTTGTACCAGCCAACTAACCAATTCCATTCGTGACTTAGTTTGCCTATTTCATTATCCTTAAGCCAACTAAATCTATGCAGATATTTCCCATCAATTTCTGGATTATTCACAAACTCTGCTGATAGTTTAGCATTACTAGGATGAGCACAATTAATTAACATCATGCTTGACCAATTCTTACGTGGATACACAGTTTGTTTCTCACCATCCATTTTTGTACCTTCTTTAGGAGTATAGTCGTGGTGAGCACACATTACAGCGTACTTGTCATTACGTTGGTCAAACAATTTTTTAACATCTTCTAATGCAACAAAGTCACAATCAATAAACAATGCCCAACCCATAAAATCTTGAAGAGTAGGCACTAAAAATCTAGTAAACGTAAATTCTGTGCTAGCCAGTTTGTCTTTTTCTCTCCAATAGACTCCTTCGCTCTTTAAAACTTTTTGCTTCAATGGTATTATTTCAACAGGAACAGTTGCAGTATCAAGTATACTTTTTTTGCATACTTGATAAGCAATATCTTCTCGGCTGTCCCATCCTATAAAAATTTTAAACGGTTTAATCTCTTCGTTCAATGTCTTCCTCCACACATGCTTCGCCGTATTGTATTTCTACAAGTTTTAATGGCTTAGTAGTTTCATTAGCTAGCATATGCCATTGCGTCTTAGGGATATGTAATGCTTGATGTTTAGTGAATGTTCCTACTAACTCAGTATCAGTACTGCTGTCTAATGTGTACACACTAGCAGTGCCTTCAACAACAAACCAATGCTCTGCACGATGTTGATGTCGTTGCATTGATAATGTTTTGCCCGGACCTACAGTAAGTTCTTTTACTTTAGTGTGTTTATCGTATTCGTGTATCACACGATAGTATCCCCATTGTCGTTCTGTCTTAGGTGCTTTCCATTCAGTAAGGATCCAACTTGAGCTATTCTTTTTATCCTCTCCGCCGACCCCAAACACAAACTCTAAGTTATTGTCCACTAAGTCCATCTCTGGAATGTTTTCTTTAGTACGATCGCCGCCATTGGCAAATATAATTGTAGCGTCTGGATACATTGCTCTAACACCAGTAATAGTATTTTTACTGCTGTCATCTGCATCAGGGTAGCACACAACTTTATCTACAACTGCTAATGATTCTATAATGCGACAACGTTCGTACACGTCCATGAAAGGCCTACCTTTTTTACGAGTAAGCCATTCGTCTGAATTTAGACCAACAACTAAATGGTCGCCTAATTCTTTTGCTGCTTTGAAGTAGGCAATATGCCCAGAATGCAATGGATCAAAAGCCGCCTGTAACTAGAACTATATTCATATTACGCCTCCTTTCTTCGTTGGACGTCCAACAAACCAACCGGGTGGCTGGGTGTTTTCATAATGATATTTTGTTTCACCTAGATAATTATGATAAATTTTCATTCCTTGTATTTTATTACACGTAGTTCGCCGGATTTCAATTTGGGCTGGGTCTTCAAATTGTTTTTTATTTCCTTCTCTCCATCGTTGTAATGTCTCTTCAGAATATATCTTGCCTGGTCGGGTTGGCATAATCTGAAGTGCTCTTTTGGCTCGCATCTTGGCCTTTACTTCTTCTGAATGAGTTTTTCCATAATATGGATTATTTTCTCCAATTAGATATTTAGAAATATTATTTCTTGTGTTTGAGATTATAGCATTATAAGTTCGAGAACTAATCTTGTATCGTTGTTGATACGAGTTTTCTTGATTGATTAAACATCTAATAGCATATGACATTTTCATCTTATCTTTTCCAATAGTCATTTTTACTAATAATCTATGGCAAATAAAGTGCTCCCTAGCAGTCAATGCAACAATATTTTCTTTTTTGTTACTTCCGCCAAGGCTTTTTGGAATAATATGATGTTTTTCAACATACCCTACTCTAGGATTGGTTTTCCTATTCTCAATAATGCGATAGTAACACTTTGAATATTTGTTTGTAATAAACATACTGTCTCCTGTATGTTTTATTTATCTGACTTGGGATCAAATCCGCCAGTGCAAAGTACAATTTTCATTTTTTAATAATTCTCCCTTTTATATATCCGCCAGTGCAAAGTACAATTTTCATGTAGTTATTTATGTACGCAGTTAATACCTACCAACCAAAAATGTAATCTTTTCTAACATTGATTAATTCTATTGCGCCTAACGATTTAAGATAATCACCTGCACAATATTCAGTGTCACGATGTTGTTCACAAACAATAATAGGTTTGTATTTTAATAATGTTTCTGTAGCACCCTTTAGTACTTCTAATTCGTGTCTTTCGCAATCTATTTTAATTAATCCAAACTTAGGAAGATCTAAATCGTCCATACGTTTTAATTCAATAGTACCTGTGCCTAGTGTATTCATATCAACATGACTCTGGCCAGTATTTTCACTGTCGTAAATCATATCAATAAACCCAGTAGTACTGCTAAGTGCAAACCGATTTATTTCTACAGGTAGATCTTTTACATTTAATTCTAAACATTTGTACACATGATCAATTGGCTCGTATGCAATAACACGATTAAATTTTTCTGTTAATGGCCTAGCCCATAATCCTACATTAGCACCAACATCAACACATATATTAAAGTCTGTAACATATTTGTATGCAGCATCTCTAACATCATCTTGATATTCTGCGGGGCCGCCATTCATAATACGCTTTGCAATCAACCGTTCAAAATGACTATCAGTATCAGGCATCCAATAATTGTAAACTTGTTTCATTATTAGACCTTTTGTAAATACACAATATATTTTGTAACATGTCGCGGTGGACCTTTTTTTACAGTAGCATGTCTCTCTGTAATTTCTTCACTAATAATTTTCCAACCAAAATCTAAAATTGATTTAATATTGTTTTTAGTAATTAACGCTTTTACATCTTTAGGAAGTGCCGATGTATTTCCAAATGTTTTTTTACTATGTAAAGTTTGTAGTTCTTCTAGATACTTTTCTGAATGCATTTATATGTTCCTATATGCTAGCATCTTCCATGCCTGCTACTCTGAGCTTAACTACGTTTGTAATTTGCCATTGCTTTTGATCAAGACCTTTTAGAAGACCTAGCCATTTATTGCGTAGCAATGCAAACTCGTTAATAATCTTTTCATAGTCAACAACGTCTGCCTCACCGTCAACGTATTTTTCAACGTCACGACTGCTTAATGCTCGTTGATAGTTTTCGAGGTATTTCTTAAAATACGAACTACGCAATCTACGTAGTTCGATATTTAAATAGTTGAGGATTGCTTCGATCTCTTGGAGTTGATTAAAGCGTTGTTCAACAATGCCTGGCATTTCAGCCGCAGCACGTTCTACATTACCTTTGAGTTTGACCTCATGTTTTGCAGACAACAGTTCGTTTTCATAATGCGCTACTGCATCAGGAATTTTAGAAATGTCACGCGATACGATTGAATACCAGCCCATTATTAATCCTCATCTTCCCATGAATCGTCATCAGCAAAATTTTCTTCGTCGATATCTAAGAAGTAATTAATTGCACCGTCTAGCACCGCATCAGAACCTAGTGTATTAGTTAGGGTGTCATCTGCTACGCCGTAGTCAGCTAGCAAATCAACAAACCGCTCTGCTGCAAGTTCATGATTCTTTTTATCAATGTACTCTTTAAATAAAGTCCACACTTCTACAATTTGACTCTCGTCCATAGATTATTCCTCAAAAGTTTCTTCGATTAAATCAGCTGTATCTTCAACAACTTCACCGGTATTTACCACAGTAGCTGTTTTTTCTTTGTACTCTGACATAATCATTTCAAGTTTAGGACCATTCCATTGCTTACGATAATCGATATGCTCGACACCAGCTAAGTCAATGTACTTGAGTCGATTGCCTTGCTTAACCAATAAGTTTTTCTTCTCAAACAATTCAACTAAACCAGAGTAAGGATTCATACCAGTTTCATAAGGAATCTTAACCTGCACACCTTCAAACGGTTTTGCATAGCGTGTCTTCATTACTTTACAACCAGCGCGGATACCCATAACTTCTGTGATCTTATTGCCGTCTTCGTCTTCTTTTAACTTCATCTTTTTCATTGCAACAACAATACTTGATGCATAGATAAAGCCACTACCGCCTGAGATCTTATCATCTGGGTCAAACATGTCCTGCGATGCATATGTGTGGTTAGTACAAACTAGTCCAACATTGTAGCTGCCGATCATGTTTACAGTGTTACGAACTAATGAAGTAAGTGCTTTAGGCTTACGACCCATATCGCCCTTCATATCACCCTTTTGGAACTGATCGACGTCAGTAGGTGTTAGTAACATACCCAAGCTGTCAATAACAAACAATACTTTAGGACGATCTTCTTCGTTCATTGCTTTGTAGTCAATCATGAAAGTTGAGATAGTTTTTGCTACGTCATCAATCATTGCCATATTAAGTTTAAGCAATTTGTCTTCGCCAGTCTGCACACCTAGTGCATGCAACCAGCTTTCGTCAAGTGCATTCTCTGAGTCAACTAGGACTACATAGATACCTTGCTCTTGTGCGTTCTTTACAATGTTGCCACTGCAAAAATACGACTTGCCTGCACCTGATTCGCCTGCGAATACAGTTACTTTACCCAACGGAACACCTTTGTTAAAGTCTCCTGAAATAAGCAAGTTTAATGCGTATGATCCTGTTGAAATCCAATCAGTAGGATCGTTAAATCCAGCACTCACGCCTGAGATACTTTTAGTCAAGTCCTTACGGAACTTACTAACATCAAATGATTTAGCCATTATTTCTCCTATTTAAAGCCAAGATAACTAGGGCGTATGCTTATAGCACAGAGGCCCCAGCCGTGTTGTTTATTAAGCCTGCTGTTGACGTGCGCGGATCATCGCTAGGATGTCGCCTGCACCACCAGTTGCTGCCGGGGCAGGTGCTGCTTGTGCTACTGGAGCAGGTGCTGCTTGTGCTACTGGAGCAGGTGCTGCTTGTGCTACTGGAGCACTTTGGCTAGTTGCAGTTGCACCTACACTTGCGGCTTTCATAGGATCGCCTGTGCGAGCTTGCATACCGCTTGGTCGGAAGTATTGGCTCCAACGATCTGCATCATATGCTTCACCATCTACTGATGCTTCAAACATTTCTTTCATCACTTTAATAGCAACGTCGTCTGGCTTCTTAGGAAGGAAGTCATTCATGTTATACAATCCATGAGTCTGAACTGCTAACATTTCTGCATCACTCAGTGGACGATCTCTACGTGCCCAAGTGCTTGTACCATAGTCTGCGTATCCACCTTTAGACGTTTTGTTAAGACGGAAGTCTACGCCTGCAGTATAGTCTGTTGGTAATTCTTCCATGTCTGGATCCATTAATGCTGCTTTAATGATCTGGAAGATCTGAGGACCAATGATGAATCGTCGAATTGGATTTTCTGGCTTTTCTTCTTGCAAGGGATTTTCTGTTACAAACCCTTGGAAAATGTAAGAACGTTTTTTCCAGTACTTACGACCCATATCTTCTAATGAAGCGTCCTTAAACCAGCCGCGAACTTCCTGTAGAATAGGACATGCTTCGCCGTACATTTCCATACATGGAACTTGTACTTGTACAGGGCGTGAATCAGTTTCACCTTTAATGCCTGCAAATGGAAGTTTAATAATCAAACGCTCTTTCCAGAAGAAAGTGTTTTCAGTGTCGCCATCTGGAAGGAAACGCATCGTTGCCGATTCGCCTTCTTTAATATTCCAAAATGGGTAAATTGCGTTATCACCGCCGCCTTGGGTATTATTGCCCCCTGTGCGTGATTCTTGCTCTTTGAGCTTTGCTCGGATTTCTGCTAATGATGCCATAGTTAATGCCTCCTAAAATGTTGCCTATGTGCAGTAGCGTTATTGCTACTAGTGCCTTAAAGTGTATAGCACAGTTACTACTATACACTGATATTTAGCAGACGTCAAGTGATATCTGCTGAATTTTTGAATTTATTTTATATGCCTGATAGTCTACGGATACTGTTTAGTTCGTCGTCTTGTTCGACTGTTGGTTCCATCATAGTTCCAGCAGTTGGTTCATCAAACTCAATTTCCTGTATTGCAGGGCCTGCATTAAGTTCTTCGTACTTTGCATTGATTGCTTCGATAAACGCTTTAGCCGGGTTAATGTATTGTTCGCCGTAGTCTTTTTCTATTGCTGTTAATATTGCTGTTTCGCCTTTTGGAAACTGTCCTGTTTCACGATCGAACATGCTAAGGATGTATTCAGTCACTGGTGTCTTTTGTTCTTTTTCAAGTGTAATTTCATCACCGTCGGGGCCGTCAATCTTGTCGCCTTTTTTCTTGCCGTTCATTTTGGCCTGTTGCACTGCTTGTGCATATGCATTGCCTTCTTCAAAATCATCATCTTTAGATTCTGCAAACTGTCCCATCATTTCTTCAAATGCATTATTAATATCTGATTCATACGCTTTAACTCCGCCAGGTGACACTTCTGTGCCAACTCCAGAGACAGTATCAGCCTCACCTAGTAAATCTTCAGCTGTTAGTTCTTTTGCTCTTGTTGCTTCACTTACTAGTTTGTAGATGTATGGAAACACATCTGATAGTTCTTCGTTAAACTGTTTGATAGTTAATTGATCAATCCAGTTTTCTTTAACATCTGCAGGAACATCTTCCATAACTGCTACTTCAAAAGAACAAAATGCTTCTGCATAGTAGTTTGGTTTTTGTAGACTTTCGATAGTCTTTTTAACTGACTTAATACGATCGTTTACTACACTAGTATACCCAGCTAAACTTTCTGCCATTACAGCACTGCGGCCCATGTAAGATTTAAACTTGCGGAGTTTATTCATTTCTTCTGATAAGCCAACAATGTGTGTACCAAAGTCATCAAATGGTTTGCCGCCTTCTGCTACGTGACGTGCCATTGCTCTTGCACCACTTAGATGCTTAAATGGATATATGAAGCGCTCGCCGTCTGCGCTTTCAATATATATCTTTCCAATACTGCGTGTGCGGCCACCTGCAAGTTCTGTGTTAACACTTTCAGTATGTTTAACTACTATTCTTGCTCCATCAACCTTTTGATAGCTCACACGGTTTGTTCCGTACATCTTTGATTCACTCATTGTTTCTTCTCCGCGATTTTGTGCTAAAAATTTATAATCTCTTTTGTCGAGGTTTGACTTGTTTATGTTACGAGTGTCAAACGTCATTAATCTTTTCTTGCTAAACTGTCTAATTTCCTTTAGAAAATTGTACCAATTTTGTTTTGTAATTTCGTCTTGTTCTGAAACAAAACTATCACTGTACATAATTTCAACACTTTTTTCAGATAAACTTATGCTAATTTTTCCTAAGTTTGCAGCACCTTCTTTGTAATCAAAATCAAAGAATCGTGCATCTGTAGGAACGTTAGTAACTTTGCCTTCGCCGTCACCTAACGTAACACTTGGAAACCGTCCACGTATTTTATTAAAAAGTTCTTCTGCTATTAGATCTAAATTTTTCATTGTAATATATTTATCAATAGTTTGTGCTTATGAAGATTGGCATTGGTGCATCGTAATCTTCCATATTTTCAGCTTGTGTAAACGTGTTATAGATTCTAGGATCCCAATCTTTTAATACCGCCATCATTCTTATAGCAAGCAGTGTGGCACTAACAAGATCATCACTTTGTCCTGCTTTTGATTGATAACTTGATCCTGTTGCAACAAAGTTTTTAAGCTCAGATATAAATGGCTTACTGTGTATAATCATTTTGTCATTTTCAAGCATAGTTTTAAGTCTACTACAAGCAGTAATTTTACTACCATGTGTAGTGTTGAAACCTTTACGGAATTTCCTGACGTGCCCTTTTCTAATTGGTTCGCTCACAAATAGACCTGGAATGTTCTCTTCACCAAAGTCGTTTATAACGATTAGTGCTGCTTCGCCGATACCGTTGTTTTCAACACTCCAGTAAATTCCGTTCTGGTTCCCTGTTTCCTGTGCAAGGTACTTACATATATCTGCAAGCACTCTTATCTGCCCGGGAATAGCAGTGGTGTTATGTTGCCATTCTGCAACTTGTTCATAACTTGGTAATTCAAATACTTGTATTGCAGCATTGTCGCCACCTGTGCCCATACTCGGATCAAGTGCTACTGCATACGTATATTGGCTTGTAGGTTTCTTATACCAGCGTGTTTGTCCCATATTAACTAGCGGAGTATCACCTGCCATGGTAGCAAGTTTAATGCTGCTAACAAGTGTTTCGTCAAATACTAGGAATTCACAGTCGTATTCACGACGGAATCGTTCTTCGCCGATACGTCCTAGTTCTTCCTGTTTCCATTTTTCATCTCTATCTGGATGTTCTGTCCAATAACTACGGAAGCTGTGGAAGCCGTTAATTCCTAATTCTTGTTCATTGCCGTGCTCGTCAAACTTATCTTCTGCCTGTTTCCAAATAGTAGCAAATGTATCTTCATCTGAGTTTGGTGTGCTTGTAAGAATAGCACGGCCACCAGTTGCTAGTGTAGGAGATATTGATGTCCAAAAGTCTGTAGCTACGTTAGGCTGCACAAACGCAAATTCGTCGCATTGATGAGAGTTAATATTATTTGCAATTATTACATGATTTTCTGCATTAAATATTTCATAAGTATCTTCTAAAACCAAGTATGTTAAGTCTGCGACAGTTTTAACAGTAGTGTGCGAATCTACCTCGTCACCTACACATATATCATTTACTTTTGTTTCTGTGCCATTAATAAAAAACCGATGTTCTAACGTTGCAGTAACAAACGTACTGTCTGTAAATGTTATTTTACAAGATTCTTTATTTGCATTTTCATTTAAGAAAATGCCTTCAAAGTCTTCCCACCCGTTAGGAGTTAATATTTGATATTCTGTATTAGGTGCGTATATTTGTTTCATTAAACTCCTTTACCAATCTTGCTCCGCTTACTGGTGCTGATTCATGCATATCGGTATTAATCATCTTAGCAAACATGTTAAACTCGTACAATGATTTATCAATAGTATAACTAGCGTTAGTTAACAATAGCCCTATTGTAATACTACATGCACTGTGTTTTGATACGTTTTCTTTCCACGGAAGCATTTGTAAATTATGTACACTTCCTATAAGCAACGGACTAACATGATCTTTGTATCCTTGCATGATAGAAAATATATGGTCTATGTGATACGCTCCGGCGACTCCCGCAAGTCCAGTTTTATAACCTAATGTTATTGCTGACCTGTGCTGTTCGGTGACATACGTTACTATTGACTTATAACGATAAAACTCATTACGTTGTGACGGTTCTAATATAAGACCATTAGCTGCTTTTGTTGCGTTACCTTTAGTAATTGCAAGAGTTGCTAATTGCGAATAACCGTTACGGCCAAACGCGTCGATATTGCTCATATGCGTTGCTCTAGTTTTTTGACCTTTTTTACTATATCCGCTAATGCCATCGGCGTCTAGCTTAGATAGTGTTTGTCGGGCAGTAACTTGCGATGTTTCGTAAGCAGTTAATCCAGTAACATCGTCAATTGTACTTAGTCCTTTTTTAATGTTTGCTGTTCGTGCATTGCTAACTCCCCGAACCCCCGGGTGTAGCTTGTCGTACTCTGCTACGCTCATGCATAACACCCGCTCAATGTACGATGTCTTAATCATACTAAGACGTTCGTTGCTCACAGGACATAATATATAATCTATGCCTGATTGTAATGACAATTCGTACAAGTGCGCGTTACGTCTTCGATTTCGTTTCTTAAATGCTTGTATTTTTATATCCATACTGTATTTATACAAATGCAAACTTATCACACGATAATTATGTTAGGGTTGTGTAGCCTAATGTACAAATCTCGAAGAGTTATATCTTCTTCAACAAGGGTATGCTTATTACGAACTTTAACAGTAGTTGTATCACCATCTAAACAATAGAGTAACGAGATACTCATACCACGTCCTGTGTTGCCTGTTGTAGTAGCACTAACAATACGACTTCCATTTTCAAATTCGATTGAGCCTTTGTTGTAGTTAGTAACACCTGCTCTAATGTGATCTGGGCATAACTCATAAATGTAACGGATGCGCTGCATAATCTCTTGCGCACCTGTGTACTTGTGTGCAGCAATAAGGATTGTTTGATCGGGTACAAACATTGCATACCATGCTAAGTAGATTGCCGCACATGTAGTCTTGCCTGTTTGACGAGGTAACATGTTGATATTAAAGCGAAAATTATGATAACTTTGTAACAAGCGTTCTTGATACTCATACGGATCAAATAGCAACTTGCCTTTTACTGGATGTTGTATGTATGCAAACTTACGAGCAAAATACAAATAGCCGTCTACAGGATCCATACACTTAAAAAGGTCAGCAATCTGCGCTTCAGTAAACGTTTCCTGCCTGTTTGCTTTTTTAATTAATACGCCGTCTAATGATTTTGCCATACGTTTATTTAACCTATTTTATCACTGTAATATCCGATGTCGAAGCGCAGATCAAATAGCTTGCGTCTATCTTGTTGGATTAAAATATGCGTAGGAGCAGCATGTTTGCCGTATCTAGGCTCGCTCCATAACCATTCATATTGCAAACTAGTATCTAGCTTACTACAAAGTTTCTTTAACCGTCTACGATTATAGTTGGGCACAATGTAAACAATTGCTTGGTTATTTTCTAAGTGTTCCCACTTCCCACACCATCGTGTAACTTTAATTTCGCCCTTTTTCCACGCTGCTGCGCTCCAAGGACAAACAGGCTTTATACTATCAAAGTATGCTGTCCAATTAATATCGTCTTTTACCATATAACTATTTACTCAAGCAAATAGGCCCCGAATGACCTATTTGGTTAGTACATCTAATTACTAAGACTTACTATTTTTACTTGCCGCGGCCACGTCCAGCCATTAACTTGTCTTTACCACGTCCGGCCATTACTTTACCACGACCTTCAGCAGTTTTTGTATCTTCAACTTTCTTTTTACCACGTCCACGTCCGGCCATTACTTTACCACGACCTTCAGCAGTTTTTGTATCTTCAACTTTCTTTTTACCGCGGCCACGGCCTTCAGTAGTTTTCTTCTCAGTCAAAGCTGCCCAAAGTTGAGTTTTAATTGATTCAACTGCCATTGCGTTGTCACCGTCTTGTGCTTTAGCATATGCTTTCTTAGGACGGTTAAGACCACCAGCTAAGTCATTGAGCATATAATTAGCATCTTTATATTCTTCGTCTGGACTGTTGTCCCACTCTGCAACTACTGCATCATATTCAGAGGTGTCTTCACTGCATGACATTTCTTCATGTACGTAGCCGCAAACGCTGCAAGGTTTTCCTGGGCCTTCCATTTCGTCGCCGCCTACCATATTAATAAAGTCAGCCATGTTATCTTGATTAGGTGCCGCTGCTCCCATTGGAGGCGTCGGTGCCATCATACTACTTACAGGTGCTGCATCTGACATACCTGCATTTTTTAGCAGCTTCATTAGTTCTGCAACTTGATCAGCAGTGTCAGCTGTCATTGATACATTCATTGAAGCTGATTCGTTCATTGCTTTTTTCATGTTATAGTCCTTACTTTGATTTTGTTGTGTTGGTGCTGTTGCCGGCTTGCCACCATTTGGTGCTCTTCCAAGAATAAATTGATCGTTGATGTCCGGCTTGCCGCCGGCGCGTGTTAACCATTCTTGATCTTCCGGGCTTAGTTTTGAAAACTTATCTGCGTCTGCCCCAGCATACGGATTTGGTGTTTTCGGAGCTGCTGGAGGTGTTGCTGCTGTTGCTGCCGGATCTGCTTCATCTGGGTTATTACCTGCTGGAGGTGTTGCTGCTGTTGCTGCCGGATCTGCTTCATCTGGGTTATTACCTGCTGGAGGTGTTGCTGCTGTTGCTGCTGGTGTTGCTGCTGGTGTTGCTGCTGGTGTTGCTGCTGGTGTTGCTGCTGGTTCCGCTGCTGCTGGTCCACCTGATTTTGCTATCAGTGCTTTAATAGTGTTAGGACCAGTTTGTCCATCGGCTTTTAAACCGTTCGCCTTTTGGAAATCTTGTACAGCTTTAAATACACCGTTACCGTATATACCATCAATTTTACCTGGATCAAACCCAGCACGTGATAATGCGGTTTGTACAGTTTTAACTTGATCCATTGGCTGCTTGCCGCCATCTTGGTAATCTTTCATCAAGTTAGCTGATGTGATTTGACCTAACTTAGCAGGTAAGTTACTAGTTTGTTGTCCAGGACGTGCTGGTGGTGCTGTTGGGCCTCGACCACGCCGTTTGGGCGCTGCTGGTTCCGCTGCTGCTGGTTCCGCTGCTGCTGGGTTAATTTTTGCCAATGTGCTGTTAAGTCTTTGTAACTCAGTGCCACTCATTTCAGCTCGTAAATCAGCAGTAAGATCTGCGTTTCTATACATAGTTTTATATACATCAGACACGCTTTTAAATTCTTCAGGTGATTTAATCTGAGCCAATGCTTTCATTATAGCCTGTTCATCTGTTCCAAATGTTTTGCCAGAGCCTGCATTATAGAGGCCTTTTGCTAATTCCTGTGCGGATGCCTCCAATAGTGTATATTCGCTATATAAATTTGTAATATTAATAAAATCTTTAATATCGCTCATGATATTTCACCTTTCGGTGCTGCTGCCATTGGGTCAATGTCGCGTTCTTTACGAGACATTTCTAATTCTTTTAACAAGCTCATTATACGTTCGCCGCCTACGTCTGCCTGTGCGCTTTCACCGCCCATATCTTCAGTTGCTAAAAGTGCTTCATATGGCTTATTGTCTGCTGCTTCCTCTTGCTGAGCCTCAACAGGATCACCTTCGCCACGTACAATAAGGTAACTATGCGGAATTCTGCAATTGTCAACTAGGTAATGTTCAAGTACGTGTGCAGTAACAGGATACTTTAATTCTGCTTCGTAATGTGTAACTTCCATATTTTGTAATCTTGGAAAGTCTGCAGGCTTTGCTGTAATTGGAGCTCTCTTGCCGGCGCTCAGTTTTATTACTTCGTACTTTGCTAAACTGGCCTTCATACGATCTACAAATCCTTCGGGTACCTCGCCTGCTACTCGGATTTTAAATTTGTAAGTTTTTGTAGACTCGGTTAACAATTCTTTAAATGATTTCATGACATGGGTTCCCTGTTATACTTATTTATCCATGTTTTTAAGTTTTTCGAGTAAACTGTTGCGGTCTGTTACTACGTACCCGTCGCCATTTACTACGTCACCATCTGGATTTGATTTTTGATCTATTGCTTGTTTTTTAAGTTGTAGCTCAACCATTTTTAATTTCTTATCTAGTTTAGCCACTTTAGCATCTAGACTAGTTTTAAGCATTCCGCCGGCTACTTCAAAAACTCTACTTGCATAACGGCTTTCTACGTTCATACCCAAGTCCATTAAGTCTTCGTATGAGGCCATTGCCTTATCAGCAATTTCGTTAAGTTCGGTATCAGCCATTTCGCCTAAGCCTTTAACACTCGGTAATGCTGCTGCAATTTTATCAAATTCTGCAATATCGCGGAAAGTGTTATGCTGGTCTACTACAGCAACTTTTGCTCTACTCTTTTTTTCTTCTGCCTTTGCATCATCTACAATTTCTTTAGAGTCAGGCAAATTTAGTAATTCTTCAAGTTTTTTTGTCATGCAGACTTTATCCTTAATATACACACTTATTTAGTATGTTATCGTCTACCGCCGTGAAAAATATCGTGTTCAGTTACTATGCGGAATTTTATACCGTTTTGTTTGCAATATGCATTTGCTGCTTCCCATTTAGCAGCGTTAACTACAGCGTGTAATTGATTGTGTCTACTCTTTCCTGCTTCTTTTAAACTAGTTTGATTTGAAGGTTTTACTTCAATAAGTTCGACAAACTGTTTACCAGTTTTATCTGCATACGCAATAAAGAAGTCTGGTACATAGATTGTGTGCTTGCCAGTTAACGGATTACGATATGGAATACGTATTGCTTCGCTTGCCCATTGTGTAACATTAGCATTTTCGTCACAAAATTTCATAAATGCAAATTCCCAACCTGACCGATATGTTGGAACTTTGCCGCCTATATATTTTGCTGGATTTTTGCAGTTGAATTTACCTTGTGCAAACCTTGACATGTTATACCGCTATGTTTCGCTTTTCCAAAGTATTGGTATTTGTAGTATTTTTAAATCCAAGTACACTAGTACTCAATCTATTATAATTTAATACTTCTGCAACAACTGCACTCAGTTTTGCTTCGTCAAAACCTTTAAGGGTATCTAATAGTACAAATACTTTAATATTGTCTAACTTTGCTTGTTGCAAAAGAATAGATCCAGTACTAATAGCTGCTGACTTTTCAAAACCTCTTTTTTCAAAAAATGCAACAACTGCATCAACTTCATTAGATGCAAATTCTAGCTTTGCAGTAAAATACTTATCAAAGAATGAAGTTACACGTTTGTCATTTGTTTGTGTAGTAACTGGTAAGCTGCCGTTATTCATTTATAATCCTAATTTTTTATCTAGTGCAGCCATGGCACTTGGATTGTTTTTAGTTGCGGCATACGCTGCTGCGCCCAGTGCAGCTGACCCACCACCTGCTGCTTGGAAATTTTTAATTGATTGACGTTGTCTTGCACTATCTAATGCTGCGGCATTGGTTTTAAGAGCTTTTATTGAACTAGTTACAGCTGATGCAAGGCCAACACCTGCTGCCGCTAATAGTACATCTTTGCCGCCACCTTTTCCGCCGTTCTTTGGAAAGAAAGTCTGTGCTACACCACTAACATTAATTCCAGTTGCTTGACCAATTGCTCCTGTAAGAATATTAAATCCTTCTTGACGTAATCCTTCTTTTGATAAATTTCTTATATTACCAATTAACTGAGCACCCTGTAATATACTAAGCAATGGATTATTATATGATTCGCCACTAGCAATAAATTCATATAGGTCTAATGCGCTACCTATTGTGCCGCCTAACCCTAACTTGGCTCCACCTTCTAATGATATAGGACTAGGTGTCGTATCGTAATGATCTTGACCAAATCCGACAGGATCGCCTTGCGGGCCTGTAGTAATACTGTTTTGGCTATAAAACACTGCCTCATATGCTACTTGTATACTGTTACTCATAGTGCCAGCGCCGTCGCTGTTGTTAACACTATCGTGACTCCAGCTAGTTAGTATTGGGTTTACTAATGTATATGTAGTGTACTCACCTCTAGCTAGTACACTTATTTTAATGCTTTTAAAGAAAGGTACTCCTGGATTGTTTACATCCATACCAAACTTATAATTATTACGAGAGCTACCTTGGTACGTACTGTGAGGTGCAACAGCATATGCTCTACCAGAATCTTTTTGTTGATTACCGTCTGCAAAATAGTATCTATAATATGCTTGTAATAATGCAGTGGTAATGCCTTCATTGTCATCATGTAACTCAATGTTTACAGGTTCATAACTTATTGAAGTTTGTGCATTTTTTACTCTGTTATATTTTTTCTTAGTTTCTATTTGAACACTAAATTTAGGCAAGTCTGCACTTTTTACAAGCATACCTATTTCGTTTAACGTAGACCCCGTAAACAACTTAGGAGCAATTCCTTTTGCAACATCTGATACTTCAAACTGCACATGATAAAGGAATTTAGTTTTTGGCGCAAGGGCCATATCTCTATCAGTATACAGCCGTGCAGCATGTTGCCAATCGGCCATATTGCCTTTGGGACTTAATATACCGTTTGAAATTGAATCTAATAAACCGTTAAACTTATTTGCCATACAAATATTTATCCTTTAGTATTAAGTACGTATATAAAGGTAAAGGGAGCCGAAGCTCCCTTTTGTTTTAGACTAAATGATAATAGTATTAAACGCCGCCGCCTGTAACGGAAGTATTAACTGTACGTCCAACTGCTGTACCAATACCAGTACCGTTTGGTGATTGTAATGCGTTATCGTAACGGATGTTAAGTGTAACACTAACTGGATCAGTTGAGTTAGAATATGACAAACTGTTGTAGTTTGCACTTTCTACATAGCAACCGTAAAGTTCAAAAGTTTCAAGTACGTTTGGTGTGTTAGCACCGTTGCCGCCATCTAAGATTTCAATGCGTGTTACGAATTTATAATCTTGTCCTGATGCTGCACTTGATTGCTCGTAAAAGTCGAACTGCTTCTGTAGCTGCTCGCCAACAAGTTTTTGCACATTGTTGTTAACATCTTCACGTAAGTTAAGCGTAATTGGTTCCCATGTATGTTTACCTGCTAGGTATACTCTTGAGTTATATACGTCAATTGTCATTTGTTCAAAACTTACGTTAGGACGAGTTACGTCAATAACTTGTTTTGTAAGTTCTGTAGTCGGTGTTGATACACCAAAGTTTTCCAGTGACACTCTAAAGCGATACTGGAGTTTTGGCATCAATAGTCCCTGACTACTAGCGGAATCTCCGCTAGCTAGGGGAACTGATATTTTTGATAATGTTGAAATAGCCATTTAGTCTGCTCCTGTTCTATAAGTATTTATCGTTTAAAGTCCGTTGATTTCGCCGGTGTTTTTCAAGCGTAATGGAATGTAGATAAATTCAACTGCTTTAACAGGTTCAATAGCTATGTCTAAGTATAGTTCATTTCTATCAATTCTGCTTGGAGTATTATTTGACTCATCACAAACAACTAGGTAATCATAAAGACCACGTTGTCCAACTAATTCAAGTAATAAACTCTCTGCTGCTTGTTTAATCTCATTGCGAGTAATAGTATCATTTGGCTCAAAGATGTAAGGTTTAGCAAGCGTGTTTAGCTGACTACGTAAGTAGATAACCAGACGTGCTACGTTAATACGATCTAATGCACTTGTACCTCTTGCACGAGTTTTCTGTCCAAAGTTAACAAGTCCGGCACCACTAATAAACGTAATTGGGTTTATGTTGTTGCTGTACAATGTATCGCGTTGACCTTCGTTTAGTGACACACTTTGGAATTCGCCTTCGCTTGTGATATAACCAGTTGAACTTGCGTTAGTAACTCCGCCGCGTCTTGTACCTGCTGGTGCAAACCATGGATAGCTAACCTGGTCGCTTAGTGCAACTGTTCTTAACATCATGTGCGAAGCTGGAACTACAACGTTGTTACCAAAGTTGTCACTTGTAAATCCACATGGATAAAACACGCCTAGGTATTCATCGCGACTAACAAGACCATCATCGTTGTCTTCTACTGCTAGGTTAACGTTAGTTGCCCACTCGTTTAAGCTAGTAGCATCTGGTGTTAAACGGAATGGACTATCACCTAGGATAAATGCTGTTAAGCCTCTATCGTAGTTTAAGCTGATCATTTCGCCGATTAGTTCTGAATAACCTGGGCAAGCCATTAAGTTGAACAAGCGTGATTCATCATCACGTATTTCGTCATTTGAGTTAACAACTGCTTGTAGAGCTTGTACAACAACTTTACGCTGTGCCTTGCGTCCAAAGCTACCTGCACCATTTTCTTGGTTACCTGATTCAGTAACCCAACGGTGCGGATAGTAACCTGACATCGGGTACTCGCCTGCATCACCTAAGCGTAGGTTGTCTGCATTTGTATCAATATAGTTGCGCTCAAAACGTTTTACGTTGAATCCACTTCTGCGTAAGTTCCATAGTAGCATACCTTTTGGATATAGTGCTGCTTGTGGTGCATCCGGGTCTAAGTAGTTGCTTACACGTAATTCAGCAATACTTGCGTCTGTCATAACTTCAGTTGTTCCGCCGCTTACACTGTAACGTGCATCAGCAAATAGGATACCTTCTTCAGTAGTTTGATCGCTAGCATCTAGCGGTGATCCCCATTTTTGCGCTGTTGTACCTGCAACGTTATTGTTATAACGATAAATTGTTGGGTAGTTTTCTAAGTCAGCTGTACTAACCCATAGATCACCTGTTACTAGTGTGCTGCCATCTGATTGTACTAGTGGCATACTTGCTGCAACAATTGGACCTTCGGCATCTGCATCTGGAAACGCAGTTGCATCGTTATATCCAACCCATGTTGTACCGTTGTGATACATAACATCAACTTCGTCAACAATCGAGTTGTACCATAGTTGTCCGGCAGCTGCCAATGAGTTTGGTGCATTATCGCTTGGTGTATACGTTAGTATGCGCCAGTTAGTTGCAGCAAATTGTTTTGGTGATGTGTCAACAGTTGTACCGTCTGCATATGCTAAGTTAACAGTGCTGTTTGATGCAGTTGCAATATACGGAGTAAATCCGATAGCGTTTAACAATCCGTTGGTGTCAACAAAGTTAATTTCGCCACCTAATGCATGTGTAATTACAACTTTATTTTGCGCATCAACTGTTGCACTTACGTTAGCAACACCTGCTGATGTAATTGCACTTGCAATTAATACTGCGTCGCCGCTTGCACTGCCTGTTGTTGCAGGCACAGTTACTGTTACTGGACTACCCATTGTTGCAACACCCGCAACAATTGTAACAACTGACATAGTGAATGTTTTAGTTGCTGATGAACTATTGCCTGGCGCTGCGCCCGTTATTGCTGCACTTCTTATAACAGTTGCACCACTTGCTTGTCTACGATAGATTGTAAATGTGCCCAATGGTTGAGCGTCTGCTGCAACGTTTGTTTTAGCAAACAATTCACCAACTGCTAGGTTTACGCCGCTGCCAGTACTGTCTAAACCGTACACTGCTGCTGCATTGTTGTCGTACATTGGTGTTGTTTTTTCGTCCCAAAGTAATGTCTCTGAATTCCAAAGTTTTACTTTTAAATTTCCGCCGCCATTTGGAGCAGTTGTTTTAACCCAAATACTACCTGTTGGGCGAGTATATGTATCAGTAATTTTAAATTGTGGAACACTTGTATGTGCCGATACTTGTACTGCTGGTGGGTAATAAGTTCCTGAGCTAATGCCTAATAGTGCTAATTTAGCAGTATCGCCGCCAATGATGACTGGACCGCCACGTGTACTATCATCTGCACCTGAACTTTCACCAGTGCTATAAATTTCAAGGAATCCGTCTACTGCTGCTGATGTAATACCAACACTTGCTAAGAAGCTAGTAATTGAACTTGCAACGTCAGTAATTGTATTTGCACCAACTGAAATAGCAGTACCGTTGATTGTAATATCAGCCGGTGGACTGCCAAGTGTAGGATTAGCTATAGTACTTTTAACAGTTGGCCAGCTTGCTGTCCAAGCATCACTGCCTACTTCAACCCATGCGCCTACTGCATTTTTAAACCAAGTGCGGTTTAATGTAGTAACTGCAACAATTGCATAGTCACCAATAGCACCAATACTAGCTAGTGGAGTATAATCTTCGTCTTCATAGTCAACTACTCCGTCTGTTGTTGTAATAACAATTGGAGTTTTAGTTGTAAACGTTTGACCACCAATTGTAGTAAATGCTGCACCGTTCCACTGTTGAATTCCGTATTTTGAATTTTCTGTATCGAACCAGTATGTATTTGCTAATGGATCTGCACTAGGAGCAGTTGCAGTTGGTGCTAATTCAGCTAAGTCGATATCTGCACGTACGACCCATGCTCTGTTACTAACACCTAACAAACTGTAGGCTGCTTGTAAGCCGTATTCATTACGCTCGCCACCGTGAATTGGATTGTTGTTTGCATCAATTTGGAAAAGTGGATCACCAAATGTATCCGCTAAATCTCTTTGTGATGTAAGTAAGTAAGGTTTCCCTGCGTTAGCTTTTAATGTGCCCTGTGCAGTTCCTGTTCCAGCTGCATTAGTCTTATTACTTGCAGATGCAACAAAAACCATTGGTACTGTACCTGGTTCAGCCGGAGTGTAGAAACTCTCGTCAATTACGCTAACCTGTACGCCTGGTGATGTCAATGCCATATCGTTTTCTCCTATTGGATTGTTATTGCTAGTATTTAGCATACTACGATAAATTTATACGAGTTATAGTGGTATAAAAGGGACCGAAAAGGTGAGGTAAATACAATATGAGACCATTATGCCAATGTAACCAACGTCCTGCGGCAATAAACTATCGTAAGGACGGAAAAATACACTATCGTAAGTTATGCGAGCGTTGCTTACGTAGCGGAGTTAATCACGGCGTACCTAAATGGAAGCAAGCTGGTTACGAAAAGAAACCACTGTGCGAAAAATGTGGATTTAAATCAAAACACTCAGAGCAGTTTAATGTATTTCATATAGACGGCGAGTTAAACAACTGCCGTATTAGTAATCTTAAAACTATATGTGCTAACTGTCAACGCACTCTTCAAAAGGAAGGCGTTAAGTGGAAGCAGGGCGATTTAGTACCTGACTTCTAATTTAAGCGTCTAAGAATTTCATTAACTGATCTATGTTAAACTGTAAGTCTTCCAAGGTGCCGTTATTATCAATAGTATAATCAGCCATCCACTGTTCTAAGCTCATTGAGTCTTTTGCTTCAAGTGGTAAGTAATCACTACGATCAACCCAGATAGCATAATCAAATACTTCGGTGTTACGCATAGCATGATATTCTTTTTTATTGCGTAGGCCGCAATAGATATCATACGCATTAAACATTTCGCGTCCTAGACGCGCTGGGTCAGGAACATTATAAGCGCAGATAGCATCATACCATTCTGCTCTGTGATTATGCCTGTCAGCATAACACTCTTCCTCATTAGCATATCCATACTTTTCCTTTAAGTCGTTATAGATAAAACGTTTTGAACAAAATCTACTACTACTTTCAAAACTGTAATTATACTTGTCACGCAGTATTTCGCATACAGTATCTTTGCCGTGACGTCCGTGACCGATAATTAGTAGTTTAAGTTTGTTCATACAAATGATCCAATGTTTCTATTAGTATAACAGAAATTAAAGCATTGTCAAGTAGTTTTTAACCTATTAAAAATCCGAATCCGGTGCCGCCGGCCATTGCCATAGCAACTTCATTTTCAAGTTTATCCATTTCAGCTTGTGCTTCTGATTTTAAACTTGATCCGTTAAGACTAGTGCCGCCTTGTGGTCCTGCAATAGTAGCAAATTTTTCTCTTGCTTCTCCTAGCATATATTTGCAAGTTGCAAGAGTATAATCTTTAATCCACTGTTGTGCCATATAATCGTTTAGTAATTCTTCATCTGGACGATAATTATAGCAATATAACATTAGAGTTTCATTTGCTCTAGGACGCTGAAGCATGGTAAGTTTTTTACTAGAACTATTCCATTTAAATTCAATAAAGCTACCAAACATACGGCCTACTAGTTCTTGATATTGTGAAAACATATCATATGTTGCAAGACCGCCCATATTACTAGAACTTAGCAAGTAAGTATTTGTATACGCCATGTTAAACGGTTCAAACAAACTGCCGCCATCACCGCCGCCTGTACGAGCGCCAATGCTTCTACGGAATATTTGTCTTACTTCGATTACTTCTTGAGGCAGGATGTATTCGTTTTGATCAAGTATAGTTGGCAGGAACAAATACGATTCTTCAACTGAATTATTGCTACGCTGTCTAAATCTAGTTAATGATTTTTTTAGTGCCGTTTCATAATGAATTGGATCGAGTTCAACATCGACCATACCTCCGCCTAGCAGCGTGTGTACGTAATCATATACTTCTTGTTTTGTTGTTGCCATTTTAATGTCTCCCTAGTATTTATCGTTACAGTGGTAAGACGCTAAATATGTATATGCCACGATTAAGTTTATATAAACCACAAAAAGGTAACGACTACCACTTTATAGACAAGCAAGTGCTTGAAATGTTTACTGTTGGCGGTACCGATCTTCATATACACAAGTACTTAGGTACAGATAATCCAACGGATGCAAATGCAACTGCGGATCAACCTCAATACGATAGTGTAAAACCAACTAATATACAAGACTTACTATTTCTTGAAAATAGGGATAGAAAGTACGATCCAGATATCTACACATTACGTGGAATTTATAACGTACAAGATATTGACTTTAATTTAAGCCAATTTGGATTGTTTATGACCAATGACACGTTGATGCTTACTATACATATTAATAGCAGTGTTAAAACAATTGGTAGAAAAATTATAGCAGGTGACGTAATTGAATTACCTCACTTAAAAGATGAATACGCACTAAACGATCACAGTGTAGCACTTAAAAGGTTCTATGTTGTAGAAGATGTTAATCGTGCAAGTGAAGGATTCAGTCAAACTTGGTATCCGCACTTGTATAGACTTAAACTTAAACAAATTATTGACAGTCAAGAATTTAAAGAAATACTTGACCTCCCTGCAGAAGAAGAAAATCCAGGTGGCAATACATTACGTGATTTGCTTTCAACATATGATAAAGAGATGCAAATCAATAATGCTGTTATAGCGCAAGCAGAAGTAGATGCTCCTAAATCAGGATACAATACTAATCATTACTTTAGCCTACAACTAGATGCAGATGGTAATACCCAATTAGTTGACACTGATGCCGATAATATTCCTGATACAATGCAAACAGTAGAACGTTCTGGATATAACGGTTATTTACTAGGAGATGGTATTCCAACAAATGGAGAAGCATTTGGATTTGGAATTACGTTTCCGGGTGTGCCTATTACAGGAGATTTCTTCTTACGCAATGATTTTGCACCTAATAGATTGTTTAGATATGACGGAGTGCGTTGGGTTAAGCAAGAAGATAATGTTAGAATGACACTAACAAACACTAATATACGCAGTACGCAAAAAGGTACGTTTGTTAATAATACTAGTACCGACACTATCGGTGGTGAAACAACTACTGAAAGACAGAGTTTGTCTCAAGCACTTAGACCACGGGCGGATAATTAATGCAAATTTACAAATGTACACATATCGAAAGCGGAAAATGCTATATAGGTCAAACTATACAAAGTGTTGATCGCTGCAAGTATGAACACCTTTCACATTCAAAACATTCTAAAAAAACATATCACTTTCATAATGCGTTAAGAAAAGACGGTGGACCAATGAAGGGGAAAACTTGCTCAGAGGAACATAAAAGAAAAGTAAGTTTAGCAAATAAAGGCAAATTTAAAAACAAGACTTGGAAGCTAATCGACGGCAAACGTGTTTGGATGGAGGCAGAATAATGGGATATCAACATTTTTACGATGGTCAAATACGCAGATACATAACGCAGCTTGTGCGTATGATGAGTAACTTTAGTTATAAAGATGGCAAAGGTGCTCTCACTCAGATTCCAGTTATGTACGGTGATTTAACTCGGCAAGTTGCCAACATCATTAGAGAAAACTCAGAAAATAAGATTCCAAGCGCACCAAGAATGGCTGTATATATTACTGGTCTTGAAATGGATGTCAATCGTCTAAGTGACAGCAGCTACGTTAACAAAGTAAATATTAGAGAACGTGCATATGATGCAGCTGGTAAAGAATATTTAAATACTGAAGGTAAAAATTTTACCGTTGAAAGACTGATGCCTACTCCATATACACTAACTGTTAATGTTGATGTGTGGAGTTCAAATACAGATCAAAAGCTACAAATATTAGAACAAATTTTAATGTTGTTTAATCCAAGTTTAGAGATTCAAACAACTGACAACTACATTGACTGGACAAGTTTAAGTGTTGTTAATATGACAGGGCTAACATTTAGCAGCAGAACAATTCCTACAGGAACAGAAAGCGATATTGATATTGCTACGTTAACTTTTACTACACCTATTTGGATTAGTCCACCAGTTAAAGTTAAACGGCTCGGAGTCATTACGCAAGTCATACACAGTATTTTTAATGAAAGTGCCGGAACAATTGATCTTGATTTGTCAAGAGGTGGAGTAGGCCATACAACAAATCCTTCAGCGACGACAGAAGCTGATATTAGAACTAAAATAGTAAAAGATCAAACCGGAACAACTTCAATAGATAGCGGAGTTAAAGAAGTAATTAATCTTGAAAGCACTTGGATAAGTGATGTTGATGCTTCTTTAATATCTTCACATGATAACTACAGTCTACTAGTATTAGGCACAACTGCTAAATTAGTTAGAAAAGGTATTGTGGGTGCAGAAACTTGGACAGGATATTTAAAATCTATGCCGTTTGAATTTGATAGTGGTATTACAGAGTTAAGATTAACTAGACGAGATTTAGATAACGAAATCGTAGGCACTGTTGTGGTTAATCCATTAGACCAGTACGAATTAGCAATTGTATGGGACGGCGATACATTACCTGCAGACACAGTAATGTCAGGCCCGGGTGTTGATCGCAATAAGATTGATTATATTATTAATCCTTATAAAACTAATCCTACAGACTTAAAAGCAAGTAATCCTCGTATACTAATACTTGCTGATATTAACGATAGTGATAATGTAGGCCAAGATGCAGGATATGAAACGCCCGACAACTATGCATACGATGGCCCAGATGCTTGGAAAAATAACGACGGTTCAGACTTTGTTGCAGGCGCTAATGACATTATCGAATGGGATGGTGTTCGCTGGCATGTAGTATTTGACGCTAGTACGCAGGACGATACTGTTGTGTATACATCTAATCTTAATACCGGCAAACAATATAAGTTTGAAGCAAGCGAGTGGATACTAGCATACGACGGTGAATATCCAAACGGCACATGGAGACTTGCATACTAAGATAATTATTAGTATGAGTCCAAATACTATCATTTGCAGTGGCGCAATTGTATACGCCCTTAACACTAAACGCTTTTTATTCTTACATAGAGTAAAAGGTCGTTCGGGTGATTTATGGGGATTAGTTGGTGGCACAACTGAAAAAGCCGAAACTCCTTGGGAAGGCCTAAAGCGTGAAATCTTTGAAGAAATTGGTGAAATTTCTATTAAGAAAACAATGCCCTTAGAAACGTTCATTAGCAACGATACCCAATTTCACTTTCATACATATCTGTGTGTAGTAGAAGAAGAATTTATGCCTCTACTAAATAACGAGCACGACGGTTATGCATGGGTAGAGTTTGGTAAATGGCCTCGTCCACTACATCACGGATTAAACAACACCTTACAAAACAAAGTTAATTTAAAAAAACTTGAAACAGTTTTTAAAGTTATAGATTTATTAGATTAGAGAATATTAAATGAACGACACAGTTATTAAAACTGATTACGGATACGAAATTGTATGGGCAGACGCCGAAACATATTGTGGGAAAATTTTAGTATTTGAAAAATCAAATAGTAAAATGCCTTTGCACTTTCACAAGGATCGATCAAAAAGCTGGTTTGTTAATGCTGGTAAATTTAAAATACAATGGATAGACACTACAGACGGAAAAACGTATGCTCAAGAATTGCTAGAAGGTAGTGTATTTCACATACCAGAACTAATGCCAGTTATGCTAGAGAGTTTAGCAGATAATAGTGCAATAGCAGAAACAAGTAATAACAACAGCAATTATTTTAGGTTAAGCTAATGTTAAAATTAAGTCAATCAACTAAATTTCAAAAAGAATTTAAAAGATACAAGTCTGTTATTGATAAAATAGAAAACGAATCTGTGCGCCAACGTAATTATAAACTGTTAGACGAATTAAGACACCAATGCAATTTAATTGACGAAACACACAGTACAAATAATAAAAGTATTGATCCAACAAAAGTGCGTGAAAATGTAGAAAAAATGGTCAGTATAAGAATGACATTAAATCAACTAGTAAAAGATTTTAAATAACGCTTAATCGCTTAATAGTAATTCCGCCTACCATTGCCACGTGCAATTGACACTGATATCTGTAAGTTCCGAATATAGATTCCGGAACTCTCCAATATAATGTTCCGCTAGATTTATCTTGAGCTGCTGCTCCGATAGATACTACCCCTGTAGTTGACACATGTACTAATCCAGTATTATAAGGAGCACCTGCAGAATCTTGTATTTGAAAAGGATGTCCAGGAACAGCACTTAAATCAAATGCAATTGTTGTTCCTGCTAGTACATATATTGTAGGATTATTGCCTGCATAATGACTATTAAATGTATATACTGACGTTCCTACATTATCAACTCTTAGCATTGCAATAGCAGGCTCGTATATCTTATCAATGGTTAAACTTGCAGTCGATGCGTCTGTTAATGTTGCAAACGTAGTAGAAGCGGCAGCGGAAGTGATTGTAATATTACCTTCTGCATCGCTGCTAGTAGTAATTCCGGTGCCGCCAATAATTTGTATACTTTCGTTAGATGATATAATTCTTAATGTAGAATCATCAGCAGCTATCGAAAATAACTCTGCAGATCCCAATGGTATTCCTGTAGATAATAATATAGCATTATCTACGTAAGCCGCTGTAGCATAACCTGCTAAACTAGGTATTGTAGGAGTATTTATTAAATCGTTATAACTGCCACTAGTTGCAACTGTTGCAAAAGTTGGTTTATTATTAACATTATCCCATTCAACTCCGCCTGTACTACTAACTCCGGCAGCAGTTGCTTTTGCTAAAAAATTTGTATTTGAAACATTATTAAGATCAGCACGAGCAATTTCAAAACCACCGGCAATTTTTCCGTTATACACTCGAAGGCTACTAGAATCACTATTAAAATAAACTTGACCGTTAGAACCTACGTTACGATCTAAGAAATCGTTAGGTCTTGGTATAATTCTAATTCTATCTACAATTGGTGCTGATGACGCCATGCTGTTGCTGTCTCCTATATTGTATTTATTACCTACAAGCCAAAATGTATAATCAGTAAAAACTTGTACAATAAATATGTTAGAGGAGCTAATTCATATCTAAAAGATTATTGAAAAATTGCTTATAAAATAAACAATTAAAGGAAAAGATATATGACCGAATTTACCCCAATTCGAGATAGACTACTTGTTAAAAAGATTGAAGACGAGTTAAAAACTAAATCAGGATTACAGTTATCTGATGACACAAAGGAACGTCCTACTAAAGGAACTGTGCTAGCTGCCGGTGACGGCAGAATAAATGATGACGGAAAAACATTACCGATGATTATCAAGGTAGGAGATTTAATTTTATATCCAAAATATGCAGGGCACCCAATTAAGTTAGATTTTGAAGAATATTTAATTCTCGATGAAAACGAAGTGCTGGGAATTTTAAAAAAGGGAGATAATGTAAATGGCTAAAATAAACTCAAGAATAGTAACTTTTGGAGACGATGCTCGAGATCGTCTAGTAGTCGGGGTAAATGTATTAGGTGACGCTGTAAAAATTACCCTAGGACCAAAAGGACGCAATGTTGTTATCCAGAGACAGTTTGGTGCGCCGCACGTTACAAAAGATGGTGTAACTGTTGCTAGGGAGATATTTTTAAAGGACAAGTTAGCTGATACTGGTGTGCGAATGATTAAGCAAGCAGCAAATCATACATCAAATGAAATTGGTGACGGTACTACCACAGCAACAGTACTTGCACAAGCTATGATTCGTGAAGGCATGAAATTCGTTAAGGCTGGCATTAGTCCGATTAACCTAAAACGTGGTATTGACAAAGCTGTAGCTGCTGCAATAGAAGAATTAATAAAAGTAAGCAAAGAATGCAGCGATTTTAAAACAATTGCACAGGTAGCAAGTATTTCTGCAAATAACGATGACGAGATGGGAAATTTAATTGCTAATGCTCTTGTTAAAGTAGGCAAGCGTGGAGTTGTTAGTGTTGAAAATAGTACTACACTAAAAGATGAATTTATACAAGTTAGTGGACTGTCATACAATCATGGATATCTAAGTCCTCATTTTGTAAACTCTGACAAGCAACGCTGTATTTTAGAAAACCCATATATATTAATTTGCGATCGTCCAATTATGAATATGACTGATGTGTATAACATTTTAGAAAAATTAGTTCATACTAAACGCCCATTTTTAATTATAGCCGAAAGCATTGAAACTGACATTTTAGCTACACTAGTTATCAACAACCTAAACGGTGCTATTGTGACTTGTGCTGTACGTGGCCCGGATTGGAAAGGCCCTAAGCGAAGTGCGTTAATTGAAGACCTTGCAATCTTAACAGGAGGTAAAGTTATTAGTGACGCTACCGGTAAACGAGTTGAAACTGCCGAAATTGAAGATTGCGGTCAGTGCAACCGTGTAGAAATTACTAGAGATACTACAACAATTATCGGCGGACACGGAGATAAAACAAAAATACAAGAACGTATTGATAGTATACAACTGCAAGTTGATTCTGGAGAACTTGACGGAGTGTTTGGGATTCTAGATTTGGAAGAACGTATTGCTAACTTATCAGGCGGAGTGGGTATTATAAAAGTCGGAGCAGCTACTAATATGGAGCTTGGTGAAAAGAAAGATCGTATTGATGATTCGCTTCATGCTACAAAAGCTGCCATTATCGACGGAGTTGTTCCTGGAGGAGGTGTTGCATACATTCGAATTAAAAATAGGCTTAAAGATCTTAAAGGTGCAAACGATGAACAGACTGCCGGTATTCAAATTGTACTACGTGCAATGGAAGAACCGCTACGTCAAATTGCAGTAAATGCCGGAGATAGTCCAGACGTTGTTGTTAATAAGGTAATCGAAGGTACAGACGAGTTCGGATATGATGCTAGCAATAGCTCTTTTGGTAATATGTTTGATATTGGTATTATAGATCCAACTACAGTAGTAAAAACTGCATTAATAAATGCAGCTAGCGTAGCTGGTCTGTTATTACTTACAGATTGTGCTATTTATGAAGACGAAGACGAATCAGACCTTAGTATTATTGGACCATCGCCATCAGCTGGTCAAGATCTTTCTCAACATTATCAAAGTACATTTTAAATAAGGATAAAAAAGCAGAGTTAAACTCTGCTTTTTTTTATGGCTTAGTTGGCCACTGTGGATCCCAGGGATAACCTTGTTGTTCCGTTACATCTCGCAGTGCCTGGCGATAAGTTCCCCATTCAGCAATTTTTTCTGCGATCATTTTTTCTTGAATTGAAGGAAATTCAGTATAATCACTTTCAACAAGTAATTGAGTTCTCTTCTTGAGAGCCGCTTCTTCCAATTCTAGCTGATTGGGCGGTATTGTAATATACCACTCCCCAATTCCTTCAGTAAGTTCGCCGAACTCGCCGGCCTTCAACCGAACATACATGTCAGACTGAAAACTATCGCTAAACGCTTCAGTTGCATAAAATGGAATCGAATTCTGACATCCTTTAAACAGTACGGTACACCAAACTGCATCTACGCCTAGCATACTAGCAGCCTTAGTAACTTCTTGAATATCATCTATTGTAAATACCTTTGACATAATTCCTCCTAGTATTAATTGTATCTCTAGTTATTTATCCCAGTTGTTAATACTCCTAGTTTTGGGCGTTTATCAAACGCATATTCTGGGTAAAACGGGCCATTGACATCGATATAGTGAAAAAATGCCTGCACTTGATAGCTGGTGTTACTTGCTACAAACGGATCTCTCCAATGCTCAACATCACATCCTCTATAAATTATAGCATCTCCCGGATCTTGATTAATTAACATATCAGGTTCAACATACATCCCCCAACGATAATCTGCAGGGGTTGATTTATAGTTAAATCCAAAACATACAGTTGTGCTTATTTCGCAACTTGGCCTATCTCGATGTCTATGCAACTCCATACCTGGTCGATATACGCGGTAATATGTATAAGTGGGACATAGTTTTAAACCGGTATTTTTTTCCATGTGCGGTTGCAAAAAATGTATCATTGTTTCCATTAATGTATCGCCGTAGACTGAATGAGAATTTTCTACTTGCGCAGTAGTACCTAAATCTGGTGAAAATTCTGTTTCTTCTTTTAGTAGAGCGTATCGTGTAATTATACGGCATAAATCAATAGGAACTAATTTTTTTACATCAATGTATTTGTTTTTTTTAAATAGATCTGGGTTATTCATTTAAATGGTGCTCCTAAACTCCAGCTAACTAAACTATATCTAGTACCGCAAGTAACTGGTGTTACTTGATGAGGGACGTGTGAAGGAAATACTATAATTGATCCTTTTGGTCGAATTTCAGTACAAGTATGATATTGATCTGGGCGATGCGCTCCTAAATCAAATTTTAAGTTACCTCCTTCATAGTCGTCGGGATTGTTAAGGCTAATAGTTACACTAAGTTTGCGTATTTTTCCAATCATATTGGAATTATCTGTTGCCTGATGATCCTCTGGAGATGTTTCTCCAAAATGATTAGTATACGGAGATCCGTTGGTATTTTTACGAATGGAGTCAACTTCAGGGTTAAATAGTCGATACGGCAATTCTGATGAATCAGAATGCCAACCGTAGAATTGATCAACACTGTACTTTGTAAATTGCATGTCTTCGGTATAATCCCAATCAAAGTTCCAGGCAGCACGCTGATTGGCTTCTCGAATAAAAGGCCATACAAGATCATATAAATTTGGATCATTTAAAAATGTTACCGACGAATCTCTAAGATATACATTATCAATGTCAATGCCTTTGTTAACCAAATTTGCAGCAGTTTCAGTGTTTGAAGGAATTTTATCCTTACCAGCTTGCTTTTGTCTCCATCCTCCAGTTGTTCCTGCTATTACATGGTCTCCAAATTTTTTACGCTCGTCGTGCATTTTCCTTAAACCCATTTCGACTATTTGGTCGCAGATATATTCGGGAATTGCCGATTTAAAGTACCAGTAATGATATTTTAGTATCATTTAAATATTGCTCCATGAACATGTCCTACTATAATACGTTTAACTCCATTAGTTACAGCGTTAATTTTGTAAGGCATGTATGATGGAAAAATTAAACAAGCGCCTTGATCGTTCAATTCCGATTGTGATGTATCGATATTTAAAAATTCAATATCACCGCCATTGTATGTTGTAGGATCAGACAAATTGATTATAAAGGTAATTTTTCTAGAAGGGGCCATCGGCGTTAATTCTAAATGCATGTTATAGAAATCGTCTTCTGAATATGTAAATACTTGGGGGAAGTCTTGGTCAATAATTCCTATAAGATTGAAATCGTAAATTTCGGTATTTGCATTTTTTGTAATTTCTCTAATATTTAGAAAAGGAAATCCAGCAGTGTCGCCGCGCAACTTTTGTCTTTTAGATTGATGAAATTCTTTAGATCCTATAACAGTTGACGGTAGCCATAATTCTTCAACGCAAGTAGATAGAATCTGATCACACTCGTCCTTAGAAAACATCATAGCTTTATTGATTGATGTAATTTCTAATGTTGGTATGTTTGTTGTAACGAGTTCTGCCGGGTCAGTAAAATTACTGTCGGACAAAGTTTCTAGATTGTCAGTAGTCATTGAGGCACTCCAATTTGTTGTGTTGATGTTTATTCTAATATTTATTAGTTTACATAGACTAGTATGTAAATTATGAGTTATCGCTTTCAACATTGTGTAACTAGCAGCTTAATAAATACTTCATAATAGAAGGTAAAAAATGAGTACCCCGATTTTAACAGACTCAAGTATAACACATGCTCAAGTTCAAGTAACGCCTCGAGAGAATGAATTTATTGAACATTATGTGTTAGGGCCGCACTTTCCTTGGTTCTGGCAAGATCATCAGACATTTAAAGACGATCCAAACTTACCTTTAGAAATTAAAGAAAATCTTAAGTTTTATAACGGACCGTTCTTAAGTCATACACTACTACATCGATTCGAGGATGAGAGTGTAAAGCATACCGAACGAGATAGTAAACACATTAGTACACATTTTGAGTTTTTTTTAGAAATATTTCACCGATTTATGTCCAACAATGGGCTTAAATATAGTAATATATTTAGAGCAAACTTAAATTTAACTTGGCACTCTAGCGACTTACATTCAGCACCCCATTTAGATCATACCTGGCCGCATAATAATTTTATTATGTATCTTACTACTTGTAAAGACGGACATACAATTATATGGTCAGAAGATTTTTTAACAAGCTACATGATACCGTGTGAAAAATATATTGCAGCAACTTTTAGACAACAATGGCATGCACAGAGATACCCTGCACCAAGTTCTAAGCGAGTTGTATTAGTAATTACATATATATAATATTAGGAAATTTAAATGAATATAGTTATTGTTGGCGGAGGAACAGCTGGATGGGCAACTGCTATGATGGCTGCTAAACGACATCCAGCCCATAGTGTCACAGTTATAGAATCTTCTAAGATTGGAATTATTGGGGTCGGCGAAAGCACTACTGGTCGTATGACTGACTTACTGATGAACTTGTTTGACGATTATGGCTGTGACATGAATGAGTTTATCGAAGAAACTGGCGCAACTTTAAAATATGGTATTGAGCACAAAGGATGGACTGATAATATTGATCAGTCATACTTTGGTCCTATTGACGGTAGTTGGACACACGCTAGTGCTCCTGATCCTATATTTTCTTGGGGACTTAAAAAGTTATCGCATGATAAATTACTAACTACTGCAAAATGTGGATATTGGATTGATAACGGTATATCAACTTTTAACAGAGATACTATGTCATTCTTAACTCCTAATAATGCTATGCATGTAGATGCGCAGTTAGTAGGAGAATATTTCAAAAGAAAATGTTTAAATAATACAAATGCTAGACATATCGACAGTGAAGTGGTAGACGTTAGTCTTGATTCAATTACAGGAAATATTAAAAGTGTTAAATTGCGCAGCGATGAGATAGTCAATGGTGATTTTTTTATCGACTGTACTGGATTTTCAAAAGTATTAATGAATAAATTAGATAGCAAATGGATAGGGTATCGAGATCAACTGCCGCTTAATACTGCTATTCCTTTTTGGCTGGATTATGAAAAAGATGAGATACCAGCTATTGCTTCTGTTGCGTGGGCACAAAAAAACGGATGGATGTGGCAAATTCCGCTGATGGATCGTAAAGGGGCGGGCTATATATTTGATGATAGATTTACTACTGTCGAAAAAGCTCAAGAAGAAGTTGAAACAATATTAGGTTGCCCGGTCGACGTACGAAAGGTTATAAAGTTTGATGCAGGTCGACAAGAATCATCTTGGATTAAAAATTGTCTGGCTATTGGTCTATCGTCAGCATTTTTAGAGCCATTAGAAGCAACTTCGATTCATTCAACAATTGTACAAGCACACATGTTCTTGTATCAATACGTAAAACCCACGATCGAAGAAACATTAAACGACGGTGCAAGAAAAATTCACAATCAACGAGTTCGTCAGATGTATGACGATATCAAAGATTTCTTAGTCATGCATTATATGGGTGGAAGAAGCGATAGTGACTTTTGGAAGTACGTTAAATTTGATATTGACAAACCAGAGTATATATTGAATCTTGTTGAGTTGTCAAAATCAGGGATGCCTAATACGCACGAATTTCCTAGCTATCAGGGATCAGCAGGTTGGCCTCTTTATAGTTATGTTATGGCAGGGCTTGGGCTGATAAACAAAGAAGCTGCATATGCAGGATTAAATTTTAATCTTTCAGGATATGGCAATTGCGAACAGGCAGCTGCCCATGCATATTATGAATTACAAGATACATGGAAACAAGATGCTAAAGCCTGTTTAACCTACAAAGAATTTATTCAACATTTTAGAGAGTTAAGATTTAAAAATGGCTTTTCAAATAAACAATATTAAAAACGAAATACTCGTTATAGATAATGTTGTGCCTGCTACTTTTCAACTAGCAATTATCAATAGAGTACAAGGTGTAAATCATTTCCCATGGTTTTTACTACATCGTATCGGACATCCTGATCACTATGGGATAGGAACAACTTCTAATTATGTTGATCCAAATATAACTGATGACGTTGGGTTCTTTCATATGGCATTTGATGGTAAAACTACTTCTCCTCATTATGATTTTTTTAGAACAATTTTAGAATTTTTTGCAGAGAAAACAAATATCAATGTAGGAAATTTACTAAGAATAAGACTTCGTTATACACATAAAGGGCAAGGTCATACTGAGCACAAATATGCAGCCCCACATGTGGATTTTAATACTGGAAAACCTTACAGTACGCTTATCTATTATGTAGATGACAGCGATGGCGATACTATTATATTTGATAAAATTTTTGATTCTACTCAAGAAATATATAATCCAGCATCGGCTGATCCTCTACCAGAGTTGCTAAGGATAACTCCTAAAAAAGGGTCAGCATTATTTTTTAACGGACATCGATATCATGCAGGAAATTATCCAATAACCTGTAGTTCTAGAATAGTAATTAATTTTGACTTTGAGCAACTATGACACATCCGTATAAAAACTATTTCATTTGCAGAGATAGCTATTTTGAAAAACCAGAAGATGTTATTGAATTATCAAAAACTCTAAACTACGCTAGATCTACATATTATCCAGGAGAGCGTACTGGCAACTTGTTAGGATTTGAAGATCCGGAAATTAAAAAATTTGCCGACTGGTTTGCCAATAGACTTAGTCATGATATATTTCCAGGTATTAGCATGTATGAATTATATCTATGTTTTCATGTTAATGTTCCTTGTAGTGATCCGCGCTATAATAAAGGATGGATACATAATGATTACGGAAATCTAGCAGGATTAGTATATCTAACACCAGGCGAAGACAACCTAAATACAGGAACTTCAATTTTTAACAGCGACGTTAATGAATTATCAAATATTGAAGAATTGAAAACTGATGCTGCTGCATTAAAAGAGTTTTATCTTTACAATAAGATCACACCCGAGTTTATTACAGGTTTTGAAAATAATCGTCAAATGTTTGAGGATCAAGAAACTATTAGGATAGGCAATAAATTTAATAGAATGATTGCATACGACTCTAAATTTTGGCATAGACCTAATAGCTTCACTACAACATTAAATACCCCTAGACTGTCGCTACTGTTTTTTGTATCACAATTTAATTATAACTAAGTAGTAAACAGGACATATTATAAATGCACACATTAAAAAAGATTTCAGTAGTTGGTGGGGGGACCGCAGGATTTGTTTCTGCGTTGATTCTAAAAACTCGTTTCCCTCATTTAGACATTAATATTATCCGATCTAAAAAAATTGGAATCATCGGAGTAGGCGAAGGTAGTACAGAGCACTGGAATGAATTCATGCAGTATATCGGAGTTCCGTTTCAAACTATTATTAAAGAATGCGATGCTACCTTTAAATGTGGAATTATGTTTAAAGGATGGGGAGACGATTATATGCATAGTATTGGGCCAGAAAATGATATTAAAAATGGACAATATGCATCGGTCTATGGCAAATTAATTGGAGAGCAATCTCCTGCAAAAACAATAAATCCTAGTTTTTCTTGGAATAGCAGAGTATATGCAAATAGATTAGACCCTGCTTCTGGGTCTCCGTGGAATCAATATCATTTCAATACCAGTAAACTTAACGATTTTTTATTAAAGGTATCCCTTAATAAAGGTATTACTATGGTAGACGACGAAATACTAGATGTTGTATTGTCTGAATCTGGAGAGATAGATTATCTTGTTGGCGAACTAGCCCAATATCCTGCTGATTTTTATATTGATAGCACAGGATTTAGTAAAGTATTAATATCAAAGTTAGGTGCCAAATGGCAATCGTACGGCGAATATCTCAAAATGAAAGCTGCTATTGTATTCCCATTGGGAGATACTGACGAGTATAATATGTGGACCCTGGCACAAGCAATGGACTATGGTTGGATGTTTAAAATTCCGGTATGGGGTCGTAGCGGAAATGGATATATTTTTGATAGTGATTATATAACTCCGGAGCAGGCTAAGGAAGAAGTTGAAAAATTACTAGGGCACGAAATTCAAGTTGCAAAAACTCTTAAATTTGATCCGGGCTCATTAGATCGAGTGTGGATTAAAAATTGTTGCGCAGTTGGGCTGAGCGCTAGTTTTGTTGAACCGTTAGAAGCTACTAGTATAGGTACAAGTATTCAACAGGCATTTTTACTAATGCACCGATTGCCAAATTATGACGAAGCAACAATAAACAAATATAATAAAGATGTTAACGATATCTTAATTAACATTAGAGATTTTGTTATATTGCACTATATTACAAAAAAAGATAATACTCAATTTTGGCGTGATATACAAACAATGCCAGTTCCAGAAAGTCTTACAGAAAATTTAAAAAAATGGCGTAAGAACTTGCCTATTGCTGATGACTTTAAAGGCACTACTGATTACAAATTATTTAGCGAAGCGCATCATATTCATATCCTTGCTGGATTAGACCTGTTTGATACAGAGTTAATTAGACAAGAATACAATATGATGCATCCAAAGATAAAAGAACAGGCTGAAAATTTTATTAGAGAAACAAGAACATTTGAAAAAATAAACCCTACCGTAGGACACAAGCAGTACATTGCCCATGTTCGTAGTACCAAATATTAACTAAAGTTCATTGCAATTGATATTCTTGGATCTACATTTGTTCCTTGTTCTACACAATGTCGAAGATACGCTCTAAATATAATCAATGTACCTGAAGTTGGAGTGTATGAAATCCTAGAATAACTTAATGTATTCTTTTTAGTGAGACTTTTAAGTGGGAACATATCTGGTTCTTTAGGATCTTCAAATATTATTCGGCCTGAGCCTTCTGGAGCAACAGGGTAATATACAGCACTAAAAATATTTGCATTGTGCGTGTGAAATTCTTGCCAGGATTCTTTATTAGAGATATTCATCCATGCGTAGTTAGTTTCATAAGTCCCATCACAGTTATGCATCTTTGCAAATTTATGTACATGCTGAGTTGTAGCTGCAATAAGTGGATGTATTACTGGGTCGTCAAGAAGATTATGTGTTTGGTGAGTGTTATACGTTCCCCCTAACCACTCTAATCCTCCGCTAGGAGTATGTTTCTGAATGTCTAAACAATGTTGTTTAATTTTTTCATTTTCTTCAGCAGACATTAGAGCATCTTCTGTATAAACAGCTACTGGAAACCACATTTCAATTTTTTGCATCATTATCCGCCCATATGTTAAATGAAACAGATATTCTATTTCTATTAGATTTATTTTGTTGTACAGTATGTTGTAACCACGATTCAAATATCAACATTTCCCCCACTACAGGGCTATATTTTACATGACTGTAATTGTATTGATTATCTGCTTTTTTAATTCTGTCAAAAAAAGTATTTGATGCTCTTCGAGTTTCTAATGGATTATGAAATAGAATATCCCCAGAATTTTCTGGGACTTCTAAATAAAACACTCCGCTTATCAATGCGCCATAATGATCATGTCTAACAAAATATGAGCCGGGTTGATTGTATTGTAACCAAGATGTTATTTCTACATAGCATCGTGGATCGTACCCTATTAGATCTAAATACTCTCGAGATGCATTGTTAATATAATTTAACAAAGTTATATCACCTAATTTTCCTAAAAAGTCTTTATCTTTATAAAATGTGGTTAGCAATTCACCAGGTGCCGTTGGGTGAGAAAAATTAGTATCCGTAATAAACTGATTAACCAATTCGGTTGTATTTTTTACTATTTCATCGTCTACTACATATGTAGCAATAGGAATTGGAAAAACATTATCAAATTTCATAGCGGTAACAAATTAAGATTAATAATTACTCGATTGGTGCTTTCTATAGGATTACTAGCAGTATGATACTGCAACCCGTTGATCCACACTAATCGATTAGCTTTAGGAGTTACTCTACTTTGCGTAGTAAACGAGTCTGGACCTAACGGCAGCGTACCAGTAGGCGTAGCCCATTCATTAAATATTCTAGTATCTCCATCACTGTCATTAAGATAAAAAATAAATGATTCGTGAGGGAAAAAATAATCAACATGCGGTATGTTATAGTTATCACTGGTAAACCCTTGCTTTTGAAATTTTAAACTAAGTCTTGCTCTAACTAGATGCTGCTGAGTAAATCCAAATTCTTTATTAATTTTTTCAAAGAACGGTTGTAAATATTCATAAGTAAAACTCTTAACATTCCATTCTTGTTCAAAAACTGAATGGTGAAATCCCCAAGTTTCTTTAGCTAAGGGATCTTTTATTAATGCAGAGTCGCTAGGATCAAGAGAGACATGTTCTCCAAAGAACCAAGGAAATTTTGGTCCTAGTACAAGTTCAGCTAGTTTGTTAAACTCTGCACTATCAAGAAAATTATCAAAAACTTGTAAACTGTTGCTCATGCTGATCATATAGTATTTATGGAAATATTTTTTACCAAGAGTAAAAGTGATAAGTACTATTATTAATGAAGGCAAAACTAATGAGTCAAAACAGTTACGAACAATACTGGAAAGATGTACATAAAAATAAATTTAAGTTTGCATCTAAAACTAATGTATCAGTGCTACCATGGGATATACAAACTCATTATGCTAACCTACAAGAGATACTTGATATTTTTAATTTATCTAGTGGAAATGCACTAGAACTAGGATGCGGAACTGGATACGATTCTAAATTTCTTTTTGAGCAAGGTTTCGAAGTTACTGCTATAGACATTTCTGAAGATGCTATTGAAATAGCAAAACACAACACTTCCGAAATTGATATTGACTATATAGTAGGAGATTTTTTTAAGGATCTACCCAACAAACAATTTGATTTGGTATACGATAGAGGGTTTTTACATAATTATCAAAATAATTTTTTAGAAATCTTTGAAAAATTAAACGATGTGATGGCCGAACATGGAAAATATATTTTTATCACCGGTAATCCAAATCAGCCAATAATCGATACATGTATGCCTCCTCCAGTCTTTTTAGGAGCAATCGAAAGTTACTCTTCGCATTGGTTTAAGGTTGTATTCGTTAAAGAAATAGTATTTAAGGTTGACAAAAATTATCAAGACTGTCTAGGATATATATTCTTATTAGAAAAAAGATTACCAAATCCTACAACCGATACAATAGTGAGAAATAAGTAATATTATGAAAGTAGAAACTCTAACAATAGTAGGAGGCGGAACAAGTGCATGGATGGCTGCAGCCTATATATCACATAACCATCCTGCAATTTCAGTAACTGTTATAGACAAAGAAGTAGGAAATTCAATAGGAGTAGGTGAAGCTACACTATTAACTTTTCAGCCATTTATGGAAGAATGCGGATTTCCTATAGATGATTGGTTTACAAAAATAGATTGCGGATATAAGTCTGGAATTTTATTTGCTAACTGGAGGGAGAAGGGTAATAATATTTGGCATCCTTTTTTTAAAGGTAATAGAAGAATTACAGAACACTACCATTTATGGGACGTATGGTCTCTAGTTCAAGAATTAGATTTTAAAACATATAGTACGGGCAGCTATAGCTCTAGTATACTACACAATACTGTTGACTCTACTAATCTTCACAGTTATGCTTCTCACATTGATTGCGGAAAATTGGTTTTATATATTCAAGATCAATTAAAAAATAAAATTAAAATTATAAAGTCTGATGTAATTATAGTCAATAAAGATGACAAAGAAAATGTAGCTTCTTTAGAACTTAAAGACGGAAGTATAATCTCATCTGATTTATACTTAGATTGTACAGGATTTCATAGTATATTGAGGAAATCTAAGAATAAAGTAGATTTACTAGGAAGACTATTTGTTAATACTGCTGTAGTATGTCAAGTACCATATCAAGATAGACCAAACGAATTTAAACCATATGCAGAATGCGAGGCTGTTGACCACGGATGGATTTGGAAAATTGGGGTGGCTTCTCGTATTGGTAGCGGGATGGTTTTTAACAGAAATATTACTGATCCTGAAGAAGCAAAGGATTACTTTGTTGAGCATTGGAATAATCGAATCAAGAAAGAAAATGTTAGAATAATTAATTGGGATCCTTTTTATAATACAGATCCATGGTCCGGAAATGTAGTTCAAATTGGGTTAAGTAATGGATTTATAGAGCCGCTAGAAAGCACAGGCATAGGTTTGATTACAGTAGGAATTACTCAACTAAGCAATGCAATAATGGAACAATGGTATGGTGATAATGATGTTGCTAATTTTAATTCACAATTGAATACACTGTATGAAGATTGTATTGATTTTGTAAGTATGCATTATGCTAACAACAATAGAACTAGTAAATTTTGGAATTATGTTAGAGATACATTTGTTCCTTCAGAAAGAATGTTACATTATCTCGACAGATTGACTAATCCTAATATTAAAGTTCCTGTTGACGGGAAATATAATTATATGTTTGGTGGAAGCAGTTGGTCTATGCTACTACAACAACTTGGTTACGATATTGCTCCTCGTACCATTCCGTACTCGAAAGAGTATGCTACGGAAGTTATGGCTAGAAACTATATTGAGTATGAAAAAAATAAACATATCTGGAGTCGGCATCATAGCAGCGAAATTGATAGAATTATTGAACTTGGCAAATTATGAATATAGTTAATTGGTCTTTTATTACCAGCCAGCAGGTTAATATAGATCATCTAACATGCATTACTAAATTATTGGACGAAGATTATTATCCCTTCAAACACCTATCATCTGATATAGTTGCTAATAGGAAAGGTGCTGCTTTTTTAAAATGCCCTGCGCATACTGATTTTTTAAAAAACACATTTATCTTTTGTGCGCCATTTGATTTAACTATAGAGTTAGATATTTGTAATGAAACGAATACAGTTAAAATATACTGCGAGAATATTTCTCAAGAAGCATTTGAATCAATTATTGATACTAGATTTTTATATGATAAAAATCGCGGAGTTTCCGAATATCCTCTGTTAGGAATTGATTGGCTAACTGTATTCATTGCTGATCAATCAACTATAATTCAGGTATTCCCAGCATTTATGCATCGAAATGATTTTACAGAAAAAACTACTATTGTTCCTGGCGAGTACGACATTAGTAAATGGACCCGTCCTATTGAAACAGTCTTTGAAATTAAAAATATCAAAGAAAAAATTATTATTAAAAAAGGTGATGCTATTTCTTATATCAAATTCATAACAGACGATATTACTAAGTTAGAACAGATTAGCACACCGTGGAACGATATTATTACATGTCATAATATTGTAAATTCAAATAGACTTAGACCGTTAAAAGAACGATATAAATCATTAGAAGAGATAAAATTAAATCAGGAATGTCAGTATGATTCAAAAAATAAATGAAATTGTTATACTCGGAGGCGGCTCTGCTGGTTGGCTTACTGCACTATATTTAAAAAAAGTTTTTCCGGATAATAACTATACACTCGTCGAGGATCCCGCTACTCCTCCAATAATTGCAGGAGAAAGCTCGGCTGCAATTTTAACTTCATTTTATAATTTTTTAGAAATCGATCAAACTGATTGGGCTATAAAAACACATGCATTACCAAAATTAGGTAGTAAATTTATAGACTGGAACGGTGTTGGTACAAATTTTATTCATGGTTTGATTTCAGATCAATATCGCACTGCTTATGATAGTAATTTTTTGTCAACATTTAATTTAAATAGAGATTTTATATCCTGTGCTCTTGCAGAAAATATAAAAATGGAAAATATTTTTTATTGTTCTGAAATGATCAAACAAGATAAATTGCCAATAATACAAAAATCTAACAACACGTTTGAAGCACTACATCGTTTTATGTGGCATTTCAATAGTAGAGAAAACGCTGCATATTTAAAAAATCTAGGGCAACAGCGAGGAATTAAATTAATTAAGAAAAAATATGTTAAATCTAATCTAGATGCATTGGGTAACATATCATCTGTAACTGTTGACGATGCTACTAATATTGTCGGGGATTGGTTTTTTGATTGTAGTGGATTTGCAAGGTTATTATTACAAAAAACTCTAGGGGTTACTTCAACGGATTATTCTAATTTATTTCCAGCTAGAAGTGTTGTGGCTTGGTGGGACAGTAATACTACATTAGTAAACTATACTGCTGTGACTGCAATGAAATATGGGTGGTCTTGGAGAATTAATTTAGACGATCGAACCGGCAACGGGTATGTGTTTGATCCCGATCACATTACCCCAGATCAAGCTGTGGAAGAAATAAAAAATAAATTTAATACTGACATAGTGCCAGTTGCAAATTTAAATTTTACACCATCATTGGTAAAAGAATATTGGAAAAATAATGTAATTGCTATAGGAATTAGTAGTGGGTTTTTAGAACCGTTAGAATCTAATGGTCTTGGGCAGGTAATTACACAATTAATACTATTAGAAAAATTTTGGAATCCTACTGAAACTGGACTATTCGATCAAAAATTATATAATGATGAAGTAACTAGTCAAATGAAAGAAATTATTAATTTTTTATCATTGCATTATAAAGGACATCGTAGAGATACAGATTTTTGGAAAAGTCATTCGTTTGATTCCAATAGAACCAACGACTATCTAAAAGAAAAAATTGAACAGTGGAATGAAGGTATTCTTGTTGACAATGATCTTACTGTGTATCCGTTTGAAAGCTACGTTACTGTAATACAAGGGCTTGATTTAATTAATTTAGACAAGCTAAAAAAGCGATTATGTACTCGACCTAACATATTTAAAAATTTTTATAAATCGTATAACAATACAATGTTAGAAAAACAAGAAATTATTGATCAGAGTTTAGATTTAAAAACATGGTACCGTTTAATGTTTGACAAATAATTTTAGGATGATTAATAATATGACAAAAATAAATTTATTCTCACCTATCTTTTACAAGTCTAGAATGGATCCGTTACTGTATAATAAAGATGAACTTTATTTAGATTTAAAACACAATTACACATTAAACAATTCTAGAAAAGTTGAAGAAGCTGCGGCGGATTATTTTCCCGACACTAATTTTCATGTATATTATAAAGATTGGGATAATTTAAATTATAAAAAAATAGATTTTACTTTGCTATACAATCAATATACTCAAGTAATTGAAGAATTTTTGTCTACTATTGGTTTTAATAATAATATAGAATACAAATGGTATACTGTTAATATTAATGTAGCTAAAAATGGATTCTTAGATGAACATGACCATAACGGATCAATTCAGGAATATAAAGATTGGCCACATCAATTTTCTTTAGTACACTATTTTTCATTAAAACCACATCACTCTACTACATTTTTAAATCCAATAGGAGCTTGCACAGGGTTAGGAAAAAATTAGATAATACTGCTATAGAAAATTCATCGTATTTTCAAAATTTTAACTTGCCTATGTTGGAAGATGATATTATTATCTTCCCCTGTTATATTAGGCATAGAGTTGATGAAAGCAAAATAACTACAGATGATTTACGAATTACTGTTGCAATAAACATAACAATTAAAGAATAATTACATCACAAAATCAACGCTACCTAAGAAAAATTAATATTTTACAATAACTACGCCAGAACCGCCGGTACCTCCGTGTGCTCCGGATCCGCCGCCTGTGTTTGCTCCTCCGGGGCCGCCGCCCACAATAACACCGCAGGTGTTGCCTGTGTTAAGTGCTTGTCCGCCGCCCATAAATTGACGACCTTGAGCGCCGCCTGTTAACGGATTATTAGGGTTTGGCGCAGCTTGACCTCCGTAAGGTCCTGCATGATGATAGCCACCGCCGCCACCGCCGCCAACGCCTCCGGCATAGGTTCCCCATCCTAAATGGCCACCACCACCACCACCGCCGCCCCAGTAAAGTGTTGGTCCTAGTGTGTCTGCTGCACGACCTACTCCGCCGGTTACTTGATCACTTCTAAATGATCCTCTATAATTTTGTCTACCATCCGGAGCACTAGCGCCGCCACCACCTGCTCCACCACCACCACCACCGTTGTGAGTGTTTTCATTATCTACGTTAAATCTAACACCGCTTCCGCCTGGATAACCTTGGCCGCTAACACTCAATCCACCATAATTGCGGGTGCGACTGTCAATGCCATCACCTGTGTTGGCACCTCCGCCCCCAGAACCGCCTGGGCGCCCTGCTGTGGGTGTGCCTAAGCCCCCTGGTTGAGAATGGTTCCAAGTACCTCCTTGGCCGCCGCCCGTGCCTGTCAAACTTGAAAATACCGAGTTTGATCCGTTATTGGTGCCGCCACCGCCGCCGCCTACTGTTACTGCATATCCTGTACCGGCTGTTACTGGAAAACTACGATTAAGTATTACGCCACCGCCACCGCCACCACCTCCCCAAGAGCTGCCGCCGCCGCCGCCACCGCCAACAACTAATACTTCAACAGTACCTGTAAATGTGGGCGTAAAAGTATGGCCGCCTACACCAGTAAACATATGAGCAATGCCACCTCCGGGAATATATGTTATTGTGTCGCCGCCTGTTCCTACAAGACCTGGACTGTATCCAGTTACAGGACGCCAACCTGCATTATCATAAAATTCTAGTGTGTTCTGTCCGTTTGTTGTATTGAGTCTAAGTTTTGCTGTACCTACACCGGTACTTGTGGCATTGCTTGGTAAACTCAGTGCCGATGTTGCTGTAAACGTAGTATTTTTTAAAATTGCCATAGTGTTTTTTCCTTAATATCTTACAATCACAATGCCTGATCCACCGTTTCCAGCAATGCCGTATGCGCCCCCACCTCCACCACCTGTGTTATCTCCAGCACTGCCGCCATGATAATGTTGATTTCCGCCGGCTCCAGAATTTAACGCCATTCCGCCGCCAACTCCGTTGCCGTGGGGCGAGCCTGGATAGTTTGGGCCGCCGTGTGTTTGAGTTGAGCCGCCACCGCCGCCGATGCCGCCACTAGATGATAGAGTACTGTTACCATGGTGCGTTGCACCGCCACCGCCACCACCCCAGTATAAGGTATATCCCATGATGCTGTTAGCTATTCCAGGGCCGCCGTCCGCTAACAGCCCTTGTTGCTTATCATCTTCGCTACTAAAACCAGGACCTCCTGCACCGCCGCCGCCACCTGCGCGGTGACTGTCTTCGCTTTGACGATTAAAACGGATTCCGCTACCGCCAGGAAAGCCTTGTCCTGCAACTCCAAAGCCTCCCAAATTTTTATTACGACTATCATTAGGACCGGTATGTCCATTAGAACCGGCGCCGTTTGATCCTGGGTTGCCGCCTCCGCCTGATCCCCCTGGGCGTCCAGCATATCCGTCCCAAGATCCACCACCACCACCACCTTGGGCAGTGATAGAGCCAAATACACTATTTGATCCGTTAGTTGACGATTGTGCGTAAGCAGGTGGTCCTGCTGCTGTTCCAGCTACTGTGATTGGAATGCCAGAACCGGCACTTACAGGAACCGCTCTGCTACTTATTATTCCTCCTGCACCACCGCCTGCTCCTAAATGTCCACCGCCTGAACCGCCACTAGCGATTACTAACACTTCAACAGTACCTGTAAATGTCGGAGTAAATGTGTGTGCTCCTGCTGAAGTAAACATATGTACTACACCGTTGGCTCTTCCTACATTTGATCCTGCGTATAAAATAGTATTTCCACCAGTTCCAATAGATCCTTTACTAATACCAGTAATTGGGCGCCACCCTGTTGCGTCATAAAATTCTAATAAATTGTTTGCATTATTAAGACGAATCATACCTGGAGTAGGCGATGGTCGCTGAGCAGTATTACCACTAGGTATAGTTATAAATCCTGTGTCGTTGATAGATGTGTTTTGTAGAGTTGCCATTTATTAATTCCTTAGTATCTAACTACGACTATGCCAGAGCCGCCTGCGCCATGTGTTGATCCACCATTGCCGCCGCCGCCGCCGGTGTTAGCTCCACCATTGCCGCCAAATCGAGCATGGCTGTCACTGTTAGATGCATTTCCGCCTTGATTATATGCCTGGCCGCCGCCTCGACCATTACCTAATCCTGGACCAAACCCCGGAACATAGTGAGCAGCGCCACCACCACCACCACCTACTCCGCCGTCACCACCACCGCCATCACAAATGTGTGGGCCGCTTGCGCCGCCGCCGCCCCAGTAAAGAATTTCGCCTAAAATATCGTGTGCAATACCGGGACCACCGTGTGTGGCTTGCTGTTGATTTTCATCTTGACTGGCTAGTCCTGGACCACCTGCTCCACCACCACTACCACCATTATGTGTGTTTTCACTGTCGTCGTTAAATCTTACGCCACTACCGCCAGGAAATCCTTGTCCAGTAATACCCGGTCCTCCGGAGACTCTAAATCTATTTCCAGTTACTCCGTCACCACTATTGCCACCTCCGCCGCCTGATCCGCCTGGACGACCCGGAGTGTTACTATTCCATACTCCGCCAGTGCCGCCACCAGTTGCGCTGTTAGGACCAAAGTTGCTTGCGCCGCCTTGTCCACCTGCGCCGGCTCCGCCGCCTACAGTTAAAGGAATTCCAACACCGGCACTTACAGGAAATGCTCTGTTAAATACTACGCCACCGCCACCACCACCACCACTCCAACTGTTTGCTCCTGCTCCTGCACCACCTGCAACTACTAATACTTGTACCCAACCGGTAAATGATGGTGTAAAGGTGGCTGCTCCAACTGCGGTAAATTCATGTACAATACCATTACCTTTTTGATATATAGATCCGCCGGTGCCTATTGTGCCCTGACTATAGCCAGTAACTGGGCGCCAATTAGTTCCGTCGTAAAATTCTACTAAGGCAATAGTTGTATTATATCTCATCATTCCATATGCTGGACTTGCTGGGCGCTGTGCAGTTGTACCCTGAGGTAACGTTAAGTCTGTAAAAGATGATGCTAGGAGATTAGCCATTTATTTGTTGCCTTTGAGTTGATAAATTTCGTCATTTAAACTCTTAACTGCTTCAATTAGATATGCTGTTAGTTTTGTATAATGAATTCCGTCATCTTTTACAAGATTAGGTAATACTTTTTCTACTTCTTCTTTGATTAAACCTGCTTCGCCTTTAGTACTACCATCTTTACGATCGTATGTAACACCCACTAGTTGAAGGATTGCATCGAGTGCATTTGTAATAGGAGTTATATTTTCTTTGTACGCAATACTTGAAGTTTCAGTAATAGTTGTAAATCTACCAGTACCTGCTGTAGTTGCACCAACATTAGCACCGTCAATAGACCCGCCGGAGATTATAGCCGAACCAGCTGTAATTGCTGTTACGCTTAGTCTTCCAGTGCTCGGTACAAATGATAGTTTTGAGCTTGAGGTATTAACTTCAGCAGTTGTGCCACTAGTACCTGTAATTATTGTAGGATAGTATACTGTTCCATCAGCTACTTGATCAGTAATTGATACAAATGGAGCAGCCCATGTTAATACACCGCTACCATTAGTTTGAAGCATTTGAGTATTGTCGCCGTCATTTGCTGGAAATGTCAATGTATAACTAGCACCTAATGTTGCAGGTGATTTAAAAGCAACATATGCACTAGAATCATCATCAGCAAGTCTAAGTGCGCTACCGTCGTTAATTTGCAAATGTGCTGTAGATTCAACTATTCCAGTACCGTTAGGTTCTAGTACAACATTTGTATTTAAAACAACTGATCGCAAACTGTTATTTAATGCAGTTAATGATCCTAATATAGACCTTCCTGATATTCCTGATGTTATTCTTCTAGCCATAATCTATTTTCCTTTAAGCGGTTACTGTTTCTATACCGTATACCATTGCTACAGTGTTAGCAGCCGATGAATAAGCATATATTCTTCTTCCTGCTTCAAAAACTAAACCTGTTCTTTCTAACACACCACCTGGTAGAATTTGTGCATCATATTCAAAATAATCATCTGCTGCCGGTGTTGAAGCATTTGCCGGTTTTGTAGCTGCTAATCTAACAGTTATTGATGTTGCATTCTTATTACAAAAACTTACTGTTACTACACTAAAAGTACTAACCGGTACTTCGTAAACTTCTGTATCTGTTGTTGCTAATAGATCTGCCGATCCTAATATTCCGTTTGCCATTTTTAATCTCCGTCCTTATCTTAAGAAATAGTTATATGCTAGAGGTAAACCAAGTACAGTTCCACTGAATACCACGTTCGCTCTTATATTTAGCACACTTCCGCTCAGCGTTGTAATAGTATCGGTCCCAATAAACACGTCACCTGCTGTCACGCTGTTAACGTTAAGTGTTGCGCCGCCGCCACCAATTTGTGCTTCGATGTATGCTTTAACTGCACGTTGAGTTGGCACTACACTATCACTATTAGCAGTAAAGAATGGGTCAGTGCTAAACTCGTTAATACTTGCACTGTTACCGCCTAGTGTTACTTCGCCTAGTGATAGTTCTTGCAGTCCGGCAATATTAAACGCATCAGCATTCAATGTTGCAACACCAGTACTTTGCTCAATGCTAAACAAATCGCCAACTCTAAAGTTACCGTCTTGATCAGTTGCTGTAAAGAACACTCGTCCGCCGTTTGCGTTAACAGTTTCGTTAGATTGAACTGGTTGCTGTAACGGGGTATTTGGATAGTTAGTACTCGTAAATCCACCAGTACCAATGTCTAAGAAATCGTGACCTGTTAACCGTGCTTGACTAAATCTAATACGTAGTTCTACAGTGTCACCGTCTGGTAGTGAGTCTTTAACTGCTATAGCAGGACTAAGTTGTAAAAAGCCTGTGTATGTTCCTGCATTAGTGCCTATAAAACTAATAGTATTAACTAGTTTATAAAATTCACCTGGTAAACTAGCAAATTCAATATTTGACCCGTTAACTGGTCTAGCACTTAGGCGTCTAACAGCAATAAACGTTCCGGTTTGTGGGAAGTCAGCACCACCATTTGAATTTTGTGCATCAACTTCTGCTGTTGAACTTGTAAAGCCTGTACCCCTGTTAACAAATGTTGGCTGTCCTAATACTCCGTCACCTAGTCTTGGTACTAATATAACATCGACAATATTGTTAGGATCTGTTACTGTAACACTTGGAGCAGTTGCGTATCCTGAACCAGGTTCTATAATTCTAACTTCAAATATTTGCTCATTTGCTACACTTGCGCGACCTTTTGTAGTTGCGCCAATCTTAGCGTATACTCCGCCTGTGCCGCTTGCATTCGGAAGTATCACAAACTTACCTTCTCTAGCAGGATTACCAAATGCTATTGCATTGTAGCCGCCTGTAATAGTTGTAGTAAGAGTGTATGCTTGCCAGTACAATCCGTCTTGCGAGTATAGAACTTGATCAGTATCATCTGATGTTATAACAAACATACCTTGTCCATATGCAAGTCTACGTTCGGTTACAGTCAATGGCAATGTTAGTGCATTTTCATACCATGTAACACCGTCTAAGCTGAACATAATACCGTTAGTGCCACCTAGTGCCACAAACTTACCGTTACCCCATACAATGTCTGTTACTGCTGCAAATACTGCTGGAGCAGTTGCGCCTATCCAAGTAATACCATCTGCACTATATGCTGCACTAGTAGTTCCGATATTAATAGCAACAAACTTGCCTGCGCCATATGCTATGTGATCGAATCCTATATTACTTAATGCATCTGTTGTTAGTGTCCAAGTAGCGCCGCCGTTATCACTATATGCAACATCTCTGTCTGCACTACTAATAACAACAAATCTATTAGTTACTGAGCCTACAACATTTCCGTATGCAATTCTAGTTTCTGCACTAGTATCCATTCCTACTGGTAGAGTTGATGTATTCCAAGTATCAGCATCTTCACTGTATGCAACAGTACTATCGCCGTCAGCTACAAGTACTACAGCACTTGGCTGGAAGGTTGATGAACCATCATTTTGTAAACCGCTTGCAATTCTGCTCCAAAAACCTGCCCCTAGTGAAGGAAGTGTTTCTATACTCCATGATTCGCCATCTACGCTTAACGCACCATTTGTACCTGCACCAATAGCAAGGAACTTACCTGTTTGTGCTAGTCCGGTAAAGTCATAGTCGACTACTGCACCACTAACACTGTTAAGTGTAGTTAATGTTACAGTAATATTGTTAGCTGTGCTTGCGCCACCGACGGCTGTACCTGCAATAGTTACAGTATTTAAACGTGTATAATCTGTACCAGCATTATTAACTGTTAGGTAATATTTACTGCCGTTACGTGTTACATCAAACGTTAATCCACTGCCGCTGCCGCCTGTTGCGCTAATGCTAGTATATTGAGCTGCTGTTTCAATATATTTAACATCGCCCCAAGTAGTGGCTGCTGGTAATGTTATTGCAGCATTTGATTTTGCAGGAGCAGTAAATGCAATTCTTGGTTCAATTTTATAGGTCGAACTTGAGTTAGGTGCAATAATAGGCGTACCTGATACATAATGATCCCATCCTGCTATTCCGTCGCTTTCTCGAATAACTGTTGCTTCTTTAGTACCAGAATTGTATGTATTAACAATAGCGTATTGGCCGTTTGCTGAGCCACCGCTAATAACTATTTTCATACCTGGATATGTACTACTTAGATTGCCGTCAGTTGCAGCTAGGAATATGCCAGTGGTACTTCCGCTTTGTGCAGTATTGCCTACTACTAGATAGTTACTACCGCCTATGATTACATCGGGATCTGCATCTTGATCTACAAATGCATAATTTACAGCATTATCACGGAATTCATCAGCAACTAGTACTTCACCTGTTCCTGGACCAAATATATTTATTGCTGCTTCAGTATAGTCATTACCTGCATGTCCGTATTCAAGTACAAGAATTTGATTTTGGTCTACATTAACAGTACTAATAGTAGCATTGTACTGTGTACGATTATCAACAATAGCTGTTACTGGAGTTTCATCAGCGTCGGTGCCTTCTGCAACAGAGCCAAATTCACCGTAACTATTGTTACCGTTAGTAGCACGTATACGACCACCATTTTCTGCCAAGTAACCGATATGCGAGTAGTATGTAAACACTGACACAAGTTCTGCTCTACCATTATTAGTAATCCACGCACCAATACCGTCACTAATAACTTGTGTAAAGTCGTTAGACACGATTGAGTCATTGCCACCGTTGTGTAAATGGCCATCAATCTTTTGACCAATTGCTGCATTACCAAATGTAGTTAGACCTTGAACATATGGCGATCGTGAAATAATCCATGTTGTAAAATCGTCTGGTCCCCATCCTGGATCAAGACTTGCGTAAGCGCCAGCAGTAACACGACTTGTACCATATATGCCTGCAGGAGTTAAATCACCGTTTAATCCTAGTAATGTGCAATCTCTTAAGCCAGTTGCATCTCTTAGATAGAACATGTCTTCTTCTCGGCTACCTGTTACTGCATTAGCATAATAACGAGCAACATAGCGTGACTTGTAGTTACCTGGATATTTTAAATCATATTTTAATGCATCAATATACGTACCGACGTCTCTTAAACATAACGATAAGTTGTAAGTATAAGAACTAAATGTATTAGTAATGTATGTTGTAACATTAGTTGGTATGAAACTGTTAGCAGTCTGTATTGCACTAAATGTACTTTGTATTGTTGCAGTTTCACCTGTTGCAACTGGATAAACTTTAGCAACTGTTCCTGCACCGTTAGTAACGATTGCAATTACATCATCTGCATTGCTTTCGACTGCTGCCTGGCTTGTTGCTTCTGCATCTGCAGATAGCAACGATTTTAGTTCTGTAAGAGCTGCCAGTGTTGCTGTTTTTTCATCTCCATCGCCAATTTGCAGAGTACCGTATGAGTAGTAACTATCACCAGCAATAACTGATTGATAATTTCCACCATATAATATGTCGAAAGTCGCAGCGTCAACAATATAGCCAACATCGCGCTGGCATGTTGCTTGACCGCCTGCGCCTAGTGCAACCCACTGTGCATTGTAGTTAGTGTTTAGATAACTTGAAATGCTAGAAACATAAGTTGCTCTATTTGCTATAAATGTTCCAGCAGTTGTACTATCAGCAGCTACCGAAGTACCATTGTCTGGGAATGTATAAGTAGGTACTGCTGTTAACCCATTTTCAAGTATGTCTAAAATAATTGCATAAGATCGAGCAATATTAGAATATAAGCTAGAATCAGTAACTTCAATTGTCAATCTTCTTGCTTCTTTAATAGCAGCAATTGTTTGTTTTAACTGATTGTTAACAACATTTTGTGCAGATGCAACTGCTCTATAATATGCTGCGCCGGCAACACTTGATGCAAAGTTAGAACCAGTAATTAAATCATAACTTACAGCATCAATAATGTAACCAATATCACGAGCACAGGTTGCTGAATTATAAAAGTCATCAAAGTTTACATAGTTATAATTCATCCATGCAGTAACTTCTGATATAATAAACTCTCTATTGCGCTCTAGCTGTAGCATTGCATAGTATGCATTTTGATCTTCAACTTGACATACACTACCTTCATTAGTAGCGCCAAATATCATTTGATCAATTATAGTAGCACTTAAATTAATTCTAGCAATTGCAGTAGTGTTACCACCTACGTTTGCTACTGCTTCTGTACTTAGTGCATATTTAATTGCAGCTCTAGTTACTGCTTTTTGATTTAATGTGTAAACTTCAGTAGCAGTCTTTCTTAGGTATGCATGTGCAGATTTAAGTGTCTGCCAATTAGAGTTAAACATAAAGTCAAATCTAACTGCTTTAAGAATAATACCAATGTCTCTTGAACACTTAGCACTATTGTATACTAAGGTAGGATAGTTGCTGTTGATCCAGCTAATGGTATCGGCCTGTATAGTAGCTGCTGCTGAATCTAATGTGCCGCTTGCACTAATTAGTGCAGTAGTTGTATTAACACTGTTTGCAGGAGTTGGGTCAACTAGTGTAGTTGTTGTGCTTACAGCAGTTGGACCGTTGTCAAGAATATCAATAATGTCTTCAACATTATTTGCAATCTCTGTAATACTACCAACATTTCCAGTTAATACTTGTGCAACTGTAGCTTGATAAGGACTTGCAATTGAACTATTACCTGCAACACTTTGTGCTGTAGTTTTTAAGAAGTTCAAAGAGGCAATGGTAGCTGCTTTAATAGATGCTGGAATTTGTGGTATTGTATTATCATCGCCGTCCCAATATGCTAGACCAGTTTTAACTGCTTGTGCATTGCCGCCATATGTTAAATCATAAATCAATGAATCTATTACATAACGTGAATCTCTGCGAGTGTCAGTTTTACCATAACGCAGTGTTGGGTATTGATCAGCTAGATACGCAATTACTTCTTCAACAATAAAGTTAATATTTGCTTTAATATTTTCTATAGCAGTTTCTTGTGCAGATCCAATAAATGTTACAGGTTCCGTTAAGTATGCAGTATGCATTGTGTTTAACGAGTAATCTGTTTGGTACTTCATTACATTGACTAGGTCTGTAACATTAGTTGATTGAGCTGTAATTGCGTGGGGCCAGTCTTGAAACTGTACTGTTGTATTTCCTGTTGTTGGAGTTACTGATGTACCTACAACAATATCACTTACAACGTCTGCAATTCTATCATAAATTTCAATAGTGTACGTACTGTCACTTGCAGGAATAGTTCCTAATGCTGCATTAATTTGTGTTGAACGAAGTTCTTCTCCCATTATTGCACAGTATGCGGGAACAATTATTGGTAGCACTTCATAATGCTTACCTGTTGAAACTTTAAGTAGAGTTTGCGGAACATCTCGAGCAGGGATACTACTTACTAGTCCAGTGTCTATTGCATTAATAATAATATTAGCAAGTGAAGTAAGACGTGTTAATGCGCCTGCTTCTGCTGTAATGGTAATGTTAATATATTGATCAATAATAGCAGTTGAATCATCTGTTACATTTTGATATATTAATGTAGGAGCAGTATTAGACAATGCGTTACCAATAAGAGTAAGCATATAGTTATATGCTGCAACTGATTGATCACCTTCTGCTATTAAATTACCGTAAGCGCCTGTTCCGTTATTTTCTGCTGCTGTTGAGTAAGGTCCGTCGGCTAATGCATTCAAGAACGTCTGTGCGGCAGCACGAGTTTTCAAATTGCCGCCGTGTGCCATATCGTGTACTATTCTATCAAGTACAAATCCCACATCGCGCTCACATTTTATAGTGTCATATACAAAGTTTTCCCAGATACTTCCGCCAGTAGCATTATCTACTTGATCTCTAATCCAAGAACTCACTTCTCTTTGTATAAATGATCTATTAAGTTCTATTAGCTGTTGTGCAACAGGATTCTTAGTTCCTTTTTCAATTTGCTCAGCTGCATAACGGATAGTTTTAAATGGTCTATCAATTGTACCGCCACGTGTTGGAAACGGTAAATCATTACCATGTTCTGCTACAAAATAAACATCTTCTATATTAGATAAGAACTGCCAAGCTGGAAGTCTGGCTGTATTTACTTTTAATACTTGGCCTTCTAGGCCGACTGGTAATCTTGTTGGAGCACTTCCACTATAGTAAACTAAATCGCCTGCTGTAGTAAGGACACTTTGTTCTGTTCCAATTGCAAGAATACTCCAGTATTGGCCGCTGTCTGCTAAGTCTGGACGAGATCCTTGTGCGCCGCCACCTGGCTGAACTGCTGTTTCTGTTGAATAGTCATCGCCTTCTGAAATGTGTCCAAGAACACAATAGTAGCTGTTATCGCCGTAGCGTACAACATCACCTTGATAATATTCTTGGTCGTCAATCCATACGCCTCTCCAGCGGAAACCTTCATTAATTAGTTTCCAGTATTCTGCGTTTGGAGGTTGTTGACCTGTTTCATGGTCTTGTACACAAACATATGTAAATCCACCTAAGCGTATTACTTCACCAACTTTATAATGTTGATTAGCGCTGTCTTCATTCCAATCACCAATAAAGCGGAACCCTTCTGTAAATAAATCCCAATCATTTGGATTATCAAACGGAATACTTCCGGTGTTTGATGTTGTTGAAATATATTGGTTTCCACCGTAGCGCACCACATCGCCTGACTGATAAGGTACAACAGGACTCCAATCATTTTCATATTGGAAACCTTCTACAAACTTAGTCCAGTTTGCTGAGTTTGCTCCAAATGTACCTGCTGACGTATGTGCAGTTAAACAAATCCAAATACCAGCACCATAACGAACTAAGTCGTTTAGTTTATATCTAATGCTTGCAGTCCATTCGCCTTTGTATTCTGTACTTTGATTAAATATATCCCAGTAAGATGAATTAGTTTCTAATCCGTTGGAGATAGTTGCAGCAGATACGTGTAGTGTATTACAAACATAAGTTGAGCCGCCGTATTTTACAAAATCGTTTATACGGTAGCGAGTACTAATAGCCCAGTCGCCTTTCCAGTCAATCCCTTCAGCATAAGCATCCCACTTACCTAAATCAACTTCAAGACCGTCCGTAGCATCAATAGCAGTTGCTGCTGAGGTGTGTATAGTATTACATATATAAAGTCTTGCACCATAACTAACTATGTCATCGTATATATAATTAGTATCTACCGTCCAATCACCTTTCCAAGTCTGCCCATCACTTACAAGATTCCATTTTGCTGGAACAATGTCCAAGTCTGAAAAGAAATCTGCTTGACTTGCATGTCCTATTGTACAGATATATGTTTTGCCACCAAAAGCAATAACATCATCTTGATAATAAACAGTAGCAGTTGCCCACTGGTTTTTCCATACAAATCTAATTCTACCTAGTTTAAATTCTGCCATTTTTATTACTCCGCTAGTATATTTATCATTATGTTAACCGTTGCTATTATTGCATGGTATCGTCGAATTTTTTAAGGAACAACATTTGTGATACAATTGTTCCTGAAATATTTGTTTGTTCAGTTGTTATATTTCCGGCACCGTCATCAGTTTGAAACGAGCCTTCAAAATTTACATTGGAAGGAATGTGTAAATAACCTCCAATTGTGCTTATTTCGTTATCAGTGCCGCCTATAATAACAGCTCCTGCTTGTAATCTATTGACTTCTAAACTCTCACCACCAACTGATAGTCTGTTTGCAAGGAAGGATGCAATAGCTCGCTGTGTTGGAATAACATTATTTGAATCTGCAGAGAATGTGCTGTCTGTTGAAAATTCATTAACAACTGTTCCTGATCCGCCTAATCTTACACCGCCTAAGGCAAGTGCCGATAGCCCATCTAATTGGAAAAATTGAGCACTAATAGTAACAACACCAGTTGCTTGTTCAACACTAAACAATTCGCCTGCTCTAAAATTTCCGTCTTGGTCGGTACTTACATAGAATACTCTACCACTATTTGTTTCATAAACTTCGTTTTCAGGCGATGCAACAAAAAATCCGCCGCTTGCATATAGTGTTGGGTAGTTAGTTTCTTCAAAATTGCCCGTTCCTATGTCTAAGAAATCATGTCCACTAATTCTACATTGACTAAATTTTTCTCTTAATGTTATTGCTGTCCCGTGTTCAGTATTATAAAAAGTTTCTAAACTTGGCGAAATTGTAAGTTGTACTAGTCTAGTTTCGTTTCCTGTTCCGTCGTCGCCTAAGTCTGTTACTATTACTCCACTAAAGATAGACAAATCATTAGGTGTGTCTGTTACAGTATTTAAAACTCCCGCAATTTGTATTTGTACTCCGGGACTTGGAAGATTTACAATACCGGATATAGTGATTATATTTTCGTCAGGGACAATGTCTGCATAACCGTTACCAGATATTGTAATGGTACTAGTAGTACGTCTATATCCTGCACCTCTATTAATGAAGTCTGGTTGACTTAATACTCCATTACTTATTCTACTTTCATAAGCTACTTCAGTAACAAAATTAGGATCGGTGATTGTTAGTACAGGTAAATTACTGCTCGAATAACCACTACCACTATCCCATATTTTAATAGTCTTAAACGAACCTACAATAACATCTGCTCTACATTTTGCACGAGCACCTGTACTAACATGAGCAACAGCACCTGTACTTCCAGCTGAGGCAAGTAATACCCATTTGCTAGTTCCATTAACATCTCCGTATGTTAATGCACTCCATCGCTGCGAGGCAGGCAGTACTCTATTAGTCCATAGGATACCGTCTTCTGAAGTAGCGCATTGATTTGTTGCTGCTGCGGAATCTAGTCCAATAGCAAAAAATATTCCTTGTGCATACTTAATTTCACTATATGTTAATACTGCACTTGCAGTAGTTCCAGCATACCAAGTTACGCCATCAAAGCTATATGCAGTTGTACCGTCAGCTGCTAATAATAAAAATCTATTATTTCCGTATGCTAGAGATGCTGCCGTCCAATCTACGTTCGGTAATACTTCGTCGTTTCTAGTCCAAGTTACGCCGCCATTTGTTGACGTTGCTGTTGCAAGATCGTTCCTACTTACAGCAACAAATCTGCCTTTACCATAAACAACTTTTGACCATTGACTAATAGTACTGTCTGCACCACCGGTATCATCTGGAATAGTTGCTGTTGTCCAAGTAGTGCCGTTTGCACTTACTGCAACGTCATTTGTATCGTCTGCTACTAGAACAAATTTTCCGCCGCCGTAAACGCCATCTGTCCATGATGCAGTTATTGGAAGATCAACTGTTGTCCAAGTTTGTCCATTTAGACTTGAACTTACACGACTTTCATTATTAGCTACTGCAATAAATCTATTGTTGCCGTTAATTAGTGCTCTATTGTCACCTATAAATGATAAACTAACTTCAGTCCAATTTTGACCATTTTCACTATATCTACTATATTCACTATTAGTTAAAGAAACAAATATTCCTGTTTTGCCTGTACCTGTAAAAGTAAATGTTTGAATACTGCTTGTACTATCTAAACTTACATCTGTGATTGTAATAGTTATATCATTAGCGGGGGTTGCTCCGCCGAGCGAAGTACCTAAAATAGTTATAACATCATTTATATTGTACCCAGCTCCTGTATTTGTAAGAGATACTAAATAAGATTCACCTTGTCTGACCACTGTAAATCTAGCAGCAATAGGATCATCATCATATGTGTTGCCTGACCCTGAAACAAATACAAGATCTATTTCTTCGCCAACAATAAAACTACTTCCGTTAGCAGAAATTGTAACATTTATAGTTTTGCCTGTGTTAGTAGATATAGCTGTTGCAACTGCTGTTGCTCCGCTAGTTCTTCCTTTAATATTAAAAGGCACACTAGGATTAGTTGCAAACTCTGCTGTAAATTGTAAAGATGTGTTTGATATAATTTCAGCTAGTGCTATACGTGTATTAGTATCATCTCTCCATATTAAATCACTGCCAGCAGTTATATTAGTATATGTTTGCGTAGTATCGCCATAAACTACATCAACATATGATCTATTAGTAAACAAGTCAAAAGAAGCTGTACTGTATGGTGGCGCACTTACACTAATACGAGGTTCAATTCTATATCGAGTCGTAGTGTCTAAATTTGCTGCAAGGGGAGTACCCGGAATAATATTATCCCAACCTAGTTCAGCATCGCTGTCTCTACGTACAGTTACTAGTTTTGTAGCAAATACAAAATTGTCAATGTAACCGTATTGGCCTACTCCAGTGCCGTCTATAATAATGATTCTCATACCTTCAATTTCTGATAAAAACTGAGTTGTATCATTAGTAGATAATACAATAGTACTTGATGCTCCTATTGTTGCTTGTGAACTTGCTTGTTTAACTACGTATCCAGAACCGCCTTTATTACTAGAACCATCCGGTGAAATTAGTCTAGCTTCGAATAATGCACCGTCTCTAAAATCTGTATATTCAACAGTTGCATCTTCTCCAGCACCGACAACAGTTGCCGTTGCACTAGTATAGTGTTCTCCTGCATTAGAATATTCAAATGCTATTAATTCATCTGCATTGCCACCAGCAATTGCTTCTTTTACCTGTGCTTGATTATTTCGATTAAAGAAAGTTGCAGTTTGAGGAATCTCAGTACTGTCAACACCATCAGCAACGGATCCGTAACGTCCGTAACTGTTATTGCCGTTTGCAGCACGGATAATGCCGCCATTTTCGGCAAAATAACCAATTTGACAATAGTAACTAAACACTGACACAAGTTCTGCTCTTGCATTATTTGTGATCCAAGCACCAATACCATCACTTAAAACTTGTGTAAAGTCGTTAGCTGTCATAGACCTGTTACCGCCATTGTGCAATGCGCCGTCTACCTTCATACCAACACACCCAAAACCAATATTAGTAACGCCTTGGATATAAGGAGAGCGATTAACAATCCAAGTACGCTCATCGTCTGGTCCCCACCCTGGATCAAGACTTACAAGTGCCCCGCCTGTTGGCTTTTGATAAAGCTCAAAGACTCCCGGAGGATTAAGAGTTCCTTGTAATCCTCCTGTTGTACAATCTCTTAAACCTGTGGTATCTCTTAAGAAGAATAAACTATCAAGTTGAGAACCTGTGACCGCATTTGAATATCTTCTAGCAGCAAAAGTCGTAGCATAGTTGCCAGTGTATTGCAAATCTCGTTTTATTGCTCTTATTAAAGAGTGTATATCGTTTTTAGTTTTTATTTCAGGGAATGTCACACTAGGATATTCTAATCTCAAGAACGCTAAAATTTCTTGTTGTACAAATTCTTCGTTAACTTCTAATGCTAGTCCAGCATTAACAATTGGCTGATTTGTATTTAAAATATTTGATCCTGTTATTGTAGGATTTATTTCGCCATCTGCAATTCTAAAAGAAATATAGTTAGTAAACGTAGTAAATAAATTTACTACGGCGTTTGCGCCGGCTACACTTGAGATTGGAAAAGTATCTTCAGTTAATATTTCGCCAGTATTTAAATCTACTTGAGCTATTCCTGTAATATCAAGAACTGGAGTAAATATTTGTGTAATTTGCAATACACTATTTCCAGATGTAGGAGTTATAGGACGTCCAATAATTATATCTGCTAGTATTGTAACTAAATGATCTAAGTATGCTGTAACATATTGAAAATCGTTTTGATATTCGGCTATAGCCGAATTAGCTAATACCGTTGTTGATCGCAATTCATCACCGTTAATTGCGCAGCCTGCCGGAACAATAATAGGACCAATTTCTTCAAATTTACCGGTACTTACTCTAACAATAGTAGGAGTTAACGGCGGAAAGTTATCTTCTACATACTCTGCTGCATATCGAATTGTTTTAAAAGGATTTTGAGATGTACCTTTTCCGGTATCATCAATTCCATTAGTTGCTACATATACAGTATCTGCATCAATAACAATATCTCTCCAATATGCTTCTAAATCACTCGAAACAGATAATAGTTGAGCAATCTCTCCAATAGCTAATCTAGTATCGCCGAATGTACTATCGTCAAAAACAGTACTGCCGTCATTATCAAGTAGCCTTGTTGGGCCATAGGTTAGCATATCACCTTTTGTATTTAAGGCCGCTGGTCTACCAGCTTGTAGTAGCAAGTCCCAGTAAAAATATCCGCTACCGTTATCTTCAGGAGCATCAATAATTGAAGACTCGTGCTCAAAATTACAAGTATACGCACTACCTTTAAAGTAAACAACATCGCCTACACTATAATACTCGTTAAGGATCCATTCGCTTTTGAAACTTTTCCCTGGTAAAATTAATTCCCAAATAGTATCATCAAGATAATCTAATGTACTTCCATCATCAAATCCATCAGCAATATCTCTTAACGCTAGATAAAGATTTCCGCCTCGTAATACAATATCACCAGTCTTATAAGCTGTAGATGCACTATTAGCCGATGTTAAAGATACTGATAATGTGTCTAAAGTGGCAGTAGCATTTACATTGCTAATAGTTGCAGTTGGTTTCTTTAAAATTGTAAACTGGGTAGCGTTTAATACAGTAACTACTGTTGTATTTGTTTGGAATACTCCAGTACCGCTAGTTTTAGTTAATACCATTCCAGGTATTAACCCTGCTGTACTTGCAACAGTAATAGTTGTAGGCGCCCACGATCCTATAAAACTATAACTTCTTGAAACTAGTATCCAGTTAACGTTGCCATTATCGTCATATGGTCTTGAGCTTGTATTGTTGTTAACTGCATAGTACATAAATCCTCTGTGTCGGACAATGTCGCCTATGTTATAATAAGTTGAAGTATTCCATTCTCCGTCGTACTGAGATCCAAATACTTCAATTTCAAATTTGGTATCATCTAAACTAGAACCACTAGATGTATGTATATCTATACAACGGAAAACTGTTCCGCCATATTTTACTAGATCATTTAATCGGTATTCTGATCCAGCTACCCAGTCACCGAGAATTTCTATGCCTTCGTGATAAACTTCCCTA